CTATCGACCAATCGCTTACACGAAAGAGCGTTGCTAGGATTGCAAGGCGTATCTCTAAGAAGATGTACAAATCAGGCAAAAAGCTGGGATACTTTTAGGACTTTTGTGACACCATTCTTCTCTTGCAAGGTGGGATAATACCTATAGGAGGTGGGTAAGATGTATGGATACCCAGATTACCAAACTGGAATGTACGGTGCGATGCCGCAGATGCAGGATAGGCTTAACCGCATGGAGCAAGTCTGCATGCCGCCCATCAGGGGGCGAGTGGTTACAAGTGTAGAAGAAGCACGTGCCGCACAAATTGGTCTTGATGGGACGCCTTCGTTCTTCCCTTCTCCGTCTGAAGGAAAGGTGTACGAGAAGGCGATAGATCTAAACGGCATGCCTGTTTTCAAGGTCTACGTGCTCTCAAAGGGTGAAGCGAAGAGCACGCTTGAGAGCAGAATCTCTGAATTGGAGAAAGCGGTATCTATGCTTAAAGGAGGAAACGGACATGAACCCAATGCAACTCATGGGACTGCTGAACCAGTCGAATAACCCGATGGAGCTTATTCAGAACATGGCAGGTCAAAACCCACTTATGGGAAGGGCTTTACAGATGGGGCAGGGAAAGTCCGTTGATGAATTGAAGGTCATAGCGCAGAACCTCGCAAGGCAACGCGGTATGAACGAAAAGCAACTCGGGCAATTTCTTTCAGGACTTGGTTTACGGCTCTAGCGCGCAGAGCTTTATATATTTTCTACAGGAGGTACAAGAATTATGGAGGGAAATGGTATTCAGCCTGTAATGCCGGTTACAGGCGGCTACGGTGACGGGTTCGGATGTGGCGGCGGCATGTGGTTTATGTGGATGATTGCTATCTTCGCACTCATGGGTGGCGGCGGCTTCGGCTTTGGAAATCGTGCCGGACTCACGCAGGCAGAAATGCAAGCAGGGTTCAACCATCAAGACGAAATGGGACAGCTCCGCGGCGTTACCTACGGGCTTGCTGATTCAACCTTTTCTCTCAACACCACCATGCTCCAAGGGCAGGCAGGACTTGAGAAAACGGTCATGCAGGGCAACTATTCGCTCGGCAGTCAGCTTGCAGAGAACCGCTTCGCGCAGCAACAATGTTGCTGCGAAACCAACCGCAACATTGATGCAGTAAGGGCGGAGAACTATAAGAACGCCTGCGAGATCAAGACAGCTATCCATGAAGAAGCGGAAAGAACCCGCGGTCTGATGATGGCTAATCAGATGCAGGAGCTTCGCGACAAACTGGCTGACCGCGACAGAGCCCTTCAATCCGCAAACTTCAATCTTTCTCAGGTAGTACAAAATGCAACCATCGTAGGGCAGCTTAAACCGTACCCGACACCGGCGTACATCGTAAGCTCGCCTTACCAGTCCTCGACTGGCGGAACAACCACTACTACCTGACGGTATTTCAAAAAAAGCACTCACATAAGTGGGTGCTTTTTGCGTGAGGGAATATGGCAGAACCAAAAAACATATCGCCACGATCGGATGGATTAGACAACCTCGGTCGTGAGAATAAGGCATGGGGCAACATATACGGCAAGCGCATGTACGCCAAAGAATCGTGTGCTGTAACCGGCACCATGTCTGTAGGAAAGAGCGTTACCGTCGGCGGTGATCTGACAGTCACGGGGAACGCTACAGTAAGCTCCAGTGCAATCATAGCTGGCAACGTAACGGCGAACGGAACAATAACGGCGACGAAGGTTTTCAACGCCGTATACAACGACTACGCCGAATACTTCGACCGTGGAGAGGAGACAGAAGCGGGAGAAATTATCGCTCTTGACATGAAATCAGAAAATGAGAGGTACGTCCGTGCAACGGATAAAAGCCTTGTCGTTGTCGGCGTTCAGTCTGACTGCTACGCGCAAGTCATAGGCGGAGAATCAACGGACGATGAAGATTTTGAGACGCACAACATCAAGAAATTTATCCCGGTGGCTCTTGCCGGGCGTGTTGGCGTCAAGGTAAAAGGCAAGGTTTGGCGAGGAGATTTCATAGTACCGTCCGATACTCCAGGCATTGGCAAGGCGTCAACTAAAAAGACAGCAGATGCAGTAGGGATTGCACTTGAGCAGAACCTTGACTGCGGAGTTAAGAGAGTAAAGATGTTGGTGACTAGATGAATGAAAACATTTCACTGACTGCTACTATCTTCATCACGGATAAATGCAACCTAGCGTGCAAGTATTGTTACGAGGAGAACAAGCAGTATCAGACAATCAAGAAAGAATACATCGACAAATTCATTGACCTTATCTATACCGAACCGCAGTATAGCAAGAGAAAATACATCATCCTAGACTTTATCGGCGGCGAAGCTCTTCTCGAATGGCCGCTTATGGAGTATGCCATGACGAGATTCTTGGCAAAAGGGAGAGAGCTTCACCATCCATGGATAACGAAACACCGCTTCACGTTCTTCAATACGACCAACGGAACACTCTTTGGAGAACCCTCTATACGAGACTTCCTGAACAGGTGGAAATGCCTGCGTGTCGGCGTGTCCCTTGACGGATGTAAAAAAGCACACGACATGAACCGTGTATATCTGAACGGGAAAGGGTCATACGACAAGATTATGGAGAATATGGAGTGGTGGAAACGCCGTGACCACGAGCCACTTGTTAAGGGAACAATGAACAAAGAAACCCTTCCAATGCTCGCGGATATGCTTATCAACCAAATTCAGCTCGGGTTTGAACCATGGGCGAACCCCATCTATGAACAGAAGTGGACGAAGGAAGACGCCGAAGAATATTACCTCCAGCTTCGCAAGGTGGTTGACTTCATCTTTCATCGAAAACTCCAATTCAAACTGAAGCCAATCGGAAGGCGACGTGTCATTAAAGAAGATAACGAGAAGAGCAACTATTGCGGAAGCGGCGTATACATGGTAACGCTCGGCATGGATGGGAAACTGTATCCCTGTCACCGTTTCGCAACAGGGCGGCACCGTTACGACATTGGCGACATATGGCACGGCTTTGACAAAGAGAAATTCAAGCGGTTCAGAGAAGGGCAAGACAGAATCAACAAGCAGATAGGAAGCACGACGCTTCCGCTTTGTTATTCTGCCAACTACGACGTTGACGGCACGTTTGACTATCACAACAACGAGGAAATCATGACGGAGCAGGAGTACAGGATTTACGACTACTGGATGGAAAGGATGCGTGAGATGAGTTTATGATCTACGTTTCAGCCATCGCGAAATGGGCCTTGAATGAGATTGCGGACGGACCAATGCAAATACCGGGGACGTTTAACGATTTCTTCTACGAGACCGACGACGAACATTTCTTTGACGATTACACAAGGTCAGAGAGCGTATTCTACCCCAACAACGGCGCGCATTTCTTCTATACCCATGATGGGTTCTGGGAATACATCAAAACTACGGGGAGCGAACCATGGCCCGATACAGGGCGGCTGGTGCCTGTTCAATTCATGAAGGTGCTTCCTGACGGATGTGAGGAATATACGATTGATTGGATAAGCCGTCATTTCTACGACTTCCACGCAGACTGGGAGCATCTGACATACAAATACAGTCCGACAAATGAGAAGGAAAGGCGCACGTTGTGGTCGGTCAATGAAGCAGTAAGCGATTTTGTTCCTGAACGGTATGAAATCCTCGCCTTGCGGAACGCGGTTGCTGTACTTCTTGATTTTGTGACAGGAAAACTGACAGAAGAAGAGAAGAAACAGCTCGCTGATGCATGGCAGAAGGCAGGGGATGTGGAACGCATACCTGATTACTCACATCAAGAAAAGCGGGTGCAGGAGATTGTAAAGGCAGTATTAGCCAGAAAGGCAAGCGAACGATGAACATCAGCATTACAAAGTTACACGACATAAAGCTCGACAAGAAGGAAATCGAAGGGATTAAAAGTGCCGATGAATACATGGTGTTCCTTGAAAATATGGCGTTCCTTTTTACGAAACTTTGCAATTATAGCGACAGCTTGGAGCTTACCGTAGAGCAGAAGAGATACCGTTCCAACATTGAGCGAAATCTTGCCTATTACCTTCTTCGCAGGAGTGATTCTGAATGAACACCAAACTCACACATATCAGCGATATCCGCGTGACAACGGGATACGACTGCAACTGCCAGTGCGAGTATTGCACGCAAAGAAACACAGACATAGCCCATAGAAATCGTGGGAACGGTACGCAGATAGAAACACTCTATGCACTATTGAAACAGCCGCACATCATCAAAGAGGGAACTCTTTCTATAGAGCTAGAGGGCGGAGAACCTCTTCTTCACCCTGAGGTCATCAAAGACACGGTGCGCCTTTGCGAACAGGTGAAAACAGCCAAAAGGGACGTAAGGTACATCATTGTATCCAACTGTCAGCTTCTCAACGGTAAGGGCAGGGAGATTATCGACTGGATGAAGGAGAAAGGTGTAGACTTTCAGCTCTCTGTCAGCTTTGACCATGACCAAAAGAACCCACGAATTATCCGTCCTGATACTTACGAATACATGAAGGCAAACCATCTTTACGCAACGTATGTCGTAGCAGGAAAGCATTATCTAAGGCGTGCGAAGCAGAACATCGACTTCCTAAATGAAAAGGGAATATCCCCGATGGTGTTATGGAACTTCTTCGCTTATAACGAGCTGAAAGACATCAGCACCCGCCGTGCGTATCTCTCCCTTCTTACGAGTACGAAGAACCGTGCTAAGCATTTCCGCATGTTTAGCGGCAACATCCAAGACTGTGCATGGGCTGCCATCACGCCGCAAGGTCGCTTATACCAATGCTTTCAAGCAAACTTCGGTGCCGCAAGGCTTGACGAAGGCGAGAAATTCGCCTGCACCCATTGTAAGATGTGCGAGCTGAAAGATTATTGCCGCCAGTGTGTGGTAAGGAAAGCCCTTTATGGGGATAACCTTTGCGGACTGATGAAAGTCCATTATGCATTAGACCATAATGCGGAGGTGACGTAATGGCAGTCAAACACAATAGCATTGTTTCTGCAAGAACCGGCAACATATCCGCCACCATCTTTACCGACTTGCAGAACCTTTTAGAAAACGACGAAGCACTGGACGCCACGTTAAAGCAGGTAGAGACGAACGCCGCCGCCATACAGGCATGCATGAACGGCTGTAGCCTTTCATGCGGCGGGAATTGCAAGGATGCCTGCACAAGTTGTACAAGCAGCTGCGGTGGGAACTGTACTGGCGGATGTTCTTCTGGATGCGATAACTCTTGCAAGACGGAGTGCATTTCGTGTGGGGGGCGCTGCTCTAACAGTTGCCGTGGTCACTGTCGCCACAGTTCTCGATAGGAGGTCTCATGGATAAACCAACAATCGAGAATAAAGGCGATGTAGTAAAAACCACGCTATACGACAGCCTGAACAAGATGCTTTCAAACGACAAAGAGTTAGATAATCGCACGCAGAGCAGTAAGAGCATTACCGATGCGGCGTATAAGAAGGTGACAGAGAATGGCACTTAAAAATGGCTCGCTTTCGGCAGCATCGAAGGCAAAGGGCGATAAAATAACCACTTCGATTTACGACGATTTAGTCAAGCTCTTAGCTAATGACAACGGGCTTGACGTAGACATTCAAGACACGTTTTCTAAACAACCGACAATCATCAACTGTATGAATGGCTGCGCCCTTGGGTGTGCCAATGGGTGTAGCAGCACATGCGGCAATTCCTGCACGGGTTCGTGTGGTGGTGGATGCAGCGGAGGCTGCGCGGGTGCGTGTGCTGGGGACTGTGAAGGAGACTGTGAAAATGGCTGTAGCGGGTGCGGCGGATGTGGCGGGGCTCCGTAAATCTTTGACTGTATTTAACCTTTTGGAGCAAACATGAAGCGAACAAACAAACATCAGACACAGCAAATTGTTCTGAATAATCTCACGGGCGGCATTAACACATCCGATGCCCCTGAACGGATTCCTGAAACGGACATGGTGCGGTGCCAGAATTTTGTCTATGACAATCTGCGGCTTAGAAGTAGAGGCGGGATTTCCCCTACGGACTTTACCATGTCAAGCAATATCAAGGCACTTTACTATGACGTAGACACAAACACTTCCCTCATCTTCCTTGATGACGGCTCTGTATATTCGTGGCTAGTCGGTCAATTACCGATGTTGCTAGGAAGTCTCACAGGGAAGGGAAAGCCATCATGTGCGAAGTACATGAACAAGGTTTGGATAGCGAGCGGAGATAAACTCCAATACTACGACTTCCTGACGCTGAATACCGTCATGTCAAGCCCATCATGCGACATTGTGTTTCAACGCCTTTCTAGGCTCATGATTACGCTGAGCGGTTCTGACCGTGTATATTTCTCGGCAATCGGAGACCCGACAAGCTGGGACAACATCACTGACAGCTCGCAGGGGACGGTAGACAGTTCCGCACAATGGATCGATATAGGCTATGGGGACAGCGGGGATATAGAAAGCGTCGTGCCGCTTGCCAACGACCTTGTTTTCATTAAATCAAACGGCAACATCTATCAGCTGCAAGGAGACAGAACCCCTTCCTCATGGGTGGTGCCGCCCGCCATTGTGACCAATTCAGACAGCATGGGGACGATGACGGCGGTCAATGTAGGAGCAGACGTTGTGTTCTTTTCCCGCAGAGGGCTGAAATCTCTCTCCACCGTTATGGATTATGGGAATGTAAAGCCGCAGGACATAGGGGATAAATTCAGAAGCCTTCTAACGCAGGACTTATGGAATCCGCAGCTTATCCACCTTAAACGGCATGGCTGTCTCATGCTCCGTGTGACAAGCAATCGTAAAGAATGGGTCTGCTACAACTACCTTATGGGCGTTGCAACAACCATAAAGTTTGCCGTACCCGTAACCGATATTATGGAAACGGTAGATGAAATCTATATTGCAAGCGATACGCAGTTATACCTGTGGGATAAAGACATTATGAGCGACAATGGGACGCCGATAGAATACGAAATTAAGCCGCATGAAATCATTTCTTCGGATGAAATGCTTGTAAAGGCTGTAGATACCAAGTTTACCAACGATGAAGCAGGGGCGGTAAATGTAAGCACGAGCAAGCTAAAGGTAGACATGCCGACCAACTCAAGAAGGAAAGTTTTGTGCAACCACTCGACCGACTGCATCGCCCTTGAAGTGAAAGGGACTGACCCATTCACATTTGACCATATTATTTTGGAGGTAGCAGATCTATGAAATCTCTAAAAGAATGGATAGACAAATACGAAAAAGAACGAAACGACCCCTTCGTTATCCCGAAGGGGTTTGACTTTTACTGGCTGCCTGAAAGAGGATTCTCTGAATACTTCTTTGATGGGAAGGGGATACTTGTCGTGTATCAGCTTTGTGGAGACATTCACTTTTGGTTTGATTTAGCGAAGCTGATTTGTCTCGCAAAGGGCGGGCATGCGGTTTCCACCGTATGTATCCTCCCCATTCTTCCGTATCTGCGGCTTCTGAAATTCAAGATTGTAAAGAAGGAAGAGCGGGACGGTCATTTCCGCTTTTGGTGCAAGGATGAAGCAGGTCGTAAGGTCATAGCCACATACAAAGGGACGGACGAAGAGGGGACCGACAGTTATTATGTGACGATATACGTTAAAGAACTCTACAAGGAGGAAAACGATGGGTAAAAAAGGCGGCTCTAGCACCACGGTACAGTCCTATCAGCCGACCGCAGAAGAGAAAAGGCTTTGGCGGTTACAAGGCGATTATGAAGAAGCTGTCATGCCTAATGCATTGGAGCTGAATACGAAGGCAAAGAACCTTCTTGAAAACTCTATAGGCGAAACACAGGTCGATTACAAGAACCTTTTCAATCAGGCACAGGGCATACAGAATACGGCTAACGCAGGGTATCAGGCACTCGCAAACGGACAACTCCCGCAGTCGTATCAGGACAACATCAATCAAGCCGTAACGCGGCAGGTCAACGGATCTATGGGAAACCTATTGCAGAACCTCGGCTCGAACGGCGTTTTGAACAGCTCCGTCACCTCGCAGGGAATACAAGGTATCAACCAAGCTGCGGCGAACACAGCGGCAGACATGTACAATCAGGATATTTCTCAGCTTGCAGACATTTACGGAAACATGTCGAATATGGCAGGCGCGAACATCTCACTCGGGGCGGCGGCGCAGGAAGCGGCACAGCAACCGGCAATCAACCTTTGGAATACATCTATCGGGCTTGACGGTACGAACCTCGGTGCGATTTCTGCCATGGGCGGCAAAGGGACTTCTACCTCTACGCAGAGGACCAGCGGCGGAAGCGGAATCTGGGGCGGCATCTTAGGCGGACTTGCTTCAAACGGTGGATTGTTCTGTTTCACAGGTGACACGCTCATCAAGACACCGGACGGAGACAAGCCATTGAAACGAATCCGTAAGGGCGACATTATAACAACACCGAATGGTGACGAAAAAGTAACGGACGTAATGACGCCGCATTATGCAAGGGTTTATGCCATCTGCACGGACGAAAGCGAAAACAAGTGCATCAACCTTACCTCCACACAGCCAATGCTCATGGAGGACGGCAATTGGAAAACGTTGGAAGAAATGCGTATCGGAGAGCGTTTCAAAGACCGTGGCAAGATTGTATTGCTCGTTGAAAGCGGCGACAGACTTGTATACGACATTAAAGTGCCAAGCGGCATGTATTATGCCAACGGCTTTATAGCCAAGGCAGGAACAACGGAGTGGTAGCAAATGGCGAACAACAATCAATTAAGTTATCAGACAGCGACTATTGACCCGACCATTGCGGGATATGCAGCGAGAGATCCAGGGTTCGCGTTGGGACTTTTACTCGGTCGCGGATGGGTAGAGAATTACAACGAGCGCGGCATCCGCAAATTGCAGGATTCTCTCAAAGGAAAGGACGGACTGACCCCCGGAGGAGACCCCGCAAAGCCAAGTGAACAGTCTCAAACAAATTCAGAGACGGCAAGCACAGACAATGCGAAGCAGGTGCCGCAAATATTTTCGGCAAATCAGTCCCCCACCATGCAGACGGTCAATGCATATCAGCCGCAAGCCGTCAATGCATCACAGCCCATGACAGACACGCAGAAGGCGGTCATGGAGAATGCAGTCGCAAACGCTTCTACACCGCAGGCAGGGGATGCAGGCTACAAGGATGCACTCATGGCACGTGTAAGAAACATTCTCTACGACCCGAACAACCAATGGGCGCAGTCAGCGGCAAGAGGAGCGATCTACAATAAACTAAAAGAGATGGGCGATCCGGGCGGTGGAAACCCATACGCCATGGGTAACTATATCGACCCGTCCAAGAACTTTTCACAGCAAGCACTCGCACATTCCTTTGCAAACAAGTGGACGCCGCAGACGGTCATGAACGCCGATGGAACGGTAACGCAGAATCCGGCACCGGGATACGTAGCAAGCAATCCGCTCCAAGGAGCAAGCATGTATGCCATGCAAGGCAATCAGGGCATCCAGTCCCCTGACATGGCGGCACAGTTTAGGGCATATCTCAATGGGGAAACGCCGCAGACTGCACCAGTCCTTGATGCTGTTCAAGCGGCACAGGCACAACAGGCAGTCACAGATAACACGCAGAATGTTATACCGCCGCAGGCAAAGACCGCAAATTTTACCGACGCTGAACAGGGAGAAAAGAGCGATGAACCTGTTCAGCAGGAGCAGGCATCGCAAGAAGAACCAGCTGTTTCCAAATCGGAAACAGCTGCTACTGAACAAAATTCCCAAAATGGTAAAACTGTTCAGTCCGCGCTTCAAAATAATGTACAGCCTACACCGCTGAAACCGTTCTCCGTGAAGGATTGGATAGCACAAGTAACGCAGGCAGGCATCGCACAGGGCAGGCCAATGAATCAGATACAGGCGGTTATTTCCCGCGGACTTCCTGCCGCGCAAGCCGCAGAGGATAACTATAAGAAGCAAGCGGTTGACGGACTTCTGAACCGTATCTACAACGGAGACGAAACAACAGGCGGTAAGAGCCTCCTCCCGACAATGGAGAACGCCGACACTACCGTTCCTAAACTCATGAAGACGCTGAATGAGATTGATTCTATCGACCCTGAACGCGGCACACAGATCCGTGCGATTCTTCCATCCTACAACACCTTCCTCAAAGAGAACATAAACAACTTCAATAAGGCGCGCGACGTGGGATATTCCATAAAACTCTCTGACCACTCAATGGAAAACAACATCAAGCAGCATGAAAGGCTTGGACAGTTTGATGACGAGCGGACAAAGGACATGGCGAAATGGAAGCATGCCATGAGCGTAGCATGGAGGAACCAAGAACTCGCTGACAGAGCCAACCTTATTTCTAAGTACAGTAACGGGCAGATAACGCCCGACCAAGCCATGGGCATGTTACTTGGACTTGGCGGCAAAGGGAACGGAGTTGCAAGTGGAGATGTGCAGAAAACTAGCAAAGGAACGCTAGTTATCAACGGCAACGAGCTTAGCAAGACGCAGACAGCGCGTTCCAATGAGCTTGACGCAAATCTTCGGAGAATGAGCGATGAGCTTAAAGGCTATATGGCAAATTCCACCGCCGATGACATTAAGAACGGCACCAGTAGCGACGGGAAAGATAATAAGGATAATCTTGCTAAATCCATAAACGCATTAGACGCCTACATATCAGGGCTTGACGACAAAGACCGTGCGTTGATACCAACCAGCATCTGGGATGGGCTTCAGCAACAGCTGTATGCTGCAAACTATATCAGAGAAAACCTTGCCGGAAACGGAAAGATGGAAAACGCAATCGAATATCTCAAGGCACTTACGCCAGAGACCAGACAGAAATATAACATTGTTACTTAATAAGGAGACAAACATTTATGGCATGGGATTGGTTGAAGGATAACAACGATGAGCCAAACGAATTTAAGCCTATTGACGCAAGAGGGCTTCTTGATGGCAAGGAATATCACGACTACTGGACGACTAAACTTCACAATGGGCTTGCTAACGTTCCAAAGAGCCTTTTGGGTGCGGTAGAAAGTATACCGGCTATGGCGGCTAGGACAAGACCTGTTGTCATGCAGGAACTGGAAAACGACCTTGACGGAACGGGACTTATGGACAGCGACGCCGACAAGGAAGCACTTAGTGATGTAGAAAACCAGATAAAGGGAACTACCGCCCCTATCTGGGAAGGCGCACGCCTTGGTATTAAGGCAGCTAAAGACGCACTTCCTGACGCAAACTGGGAATCTAACGTCGATGAAAGTCAACTTTCGTATCCAAAAAGAATCGGCGGCATGATTGTTGAAAATGCACCGCTGATGGCGGCGCAGCTTGCAGCAGGCCTCGCGAACCCTGCACTGGGCGTCGGACTTGTGGCAGGGAGCATTGCAGGTGACGCATACAACGACCTTACAGAGAAAGGCGTAGATCCGCTTACCGCAGGTCAGGCGGGATGGCTTGACGCAGCCGCACAAGCTCCGCTTGAAGGTGTCGGCGAAATGGGATGGCTGAAGGCGTTCCGCGAGCTTGGCACGGAAGGTGCGGCTAAACTCATGGGGAAGGCGTTTGTCAAAGAAGGATTGACGGAAGCCGTGCAGGAATTTCCTGATGAGACCATCCCTTACATCGCAGAGCATGGGAACCTTGATGGGTTTGACTGGGGACAGCTCGCATCCAACGCAGTTGACGCCGGTGTTGTCGGCGGCATTTACGGCGGCGGCTTTGCAGGAATCGGCAGAGCCATTAACGGCAAGGCACAACCTGACGGAGCACAAGCGGACAATGGGGACACACCATCTCCTAGCCCTGCCATACACGCCATGAACCGTCTTGTAAACGAACTCGGAATAGACCCCAAAGCGGCATCCGGCATTGTCGGCGGACTTATGCTTGAAAGCGGCGGTAACACTACCGACATTTCGACAACCGCAGAGAACCCGGAAAGCGGGGCCTATGGCATCGGGCAGTGGACCGGTCCACGCAAAGCCGAACTCATGGCGTTTGCAGAAGAAACAGGCGGTGACCCGAACGACCTTGACACGCAGATTTCCTTCCTTATCCACGAGCTGAAAGGAAGCGAGAACGGTGCATTGCAGGAAATACTCAAGGCACAGTCCCCCGATGAAGCAGGACGCCTTGCAGACCAGTTCTATGAACGCTCCGAAGGAACAGACAAGATAAGGAATCAGAAGGCAACCAACGCCCAAACGATATATGATATGTTTATGAACGGCGGTGCAAACCCGAACGCAGTATTCAACGGAGGGAAAACGGGTGGCTCTTCCGTTCCCAACCCGAAGAGTGCAGAAGATTTTCTGAAAGACCTCGAGGAAACACTTCCAGCCGACACCGATGAAGATGTAGAAAAGCTGAACGCCATTCGCAAAGCCATTCAAGGCAAGAACAAAAAAGCGCAGGAAGAACTGGCGGCGCAGTACGGGTGGGGTGAGAACGCCCCTGAAACGGCGCAGGATGCATCCGAGAGTGTGGCGCAAGAAAATGTGCAGGCGGGTAATTCCGGCGCAAGCGAGCCTGTAAATAGCTCTTCTAGTGTAGGGGACATCAGCAAGAAGCCTGAACAGTCTACCGTCACGGCAACACCGACCGTCGAGGAAAAACCGCAAGCAGGGAACGGCGAAGAGAATAAACTCTCGTCCGTAAGAACCGGTTCGCCAAGAAACGAGGACGCAAACCTCCCCGTGGCACCGGGGACACAAACCTCAACAGGAGCGAAGTCTCCGGTCGCTCCCTCTATGCAGAGTACACCTCTTCCGGCGTCTCCAACGTTACGGCTGCCACCCGCGAACGCCACCGTCGCCAAAAAAGAAAACAATGCACAAGTGCCTCAAGCTAAAATCGAAAAAGCACGCAGTAATCAGAAACTCAAAGAGCTTGTAAAGCAGGCATTTGTCGATGGGGATAAGGACGCATTATCCCGACTGGGTGCAATGCAAATCAATCCTGATATATTAGAAGCAGTGAAAAACGATGTGTTAAGCGCGCATCAGTCGCCGTTGACACTTCCGCCGGCAACTGTCCCCGCAAAAGGAGCGGCATTGGGTACTGCTGCGCCCATTGCGCCCCCACCTGTAAAAGCAACTGTACCTACCACCGCTACTGTGGCAGCTGGCAAGCCAACCCCCACGAACACAGAAGGCGAAAGCGTGCCCGTAACAGATAGCAACGCAAATTCCAATATTTCTGAAAAGGAGAACAACCATGAGAACACCGAGAAGAACCAGCCCGTACATCACTCCGAAGAAAATAAAAATGACAACGCCAAACCTGAACAAAGTAAGCCGTCAGAAAGCAAAGACCGTAAGACGCCCGAAGGCAAGAACCTTGTAAAGAACGCCCCATCGAAAGAAACTCCGTCTAGTAAGAAGAAAGAAGCACAGCCAAAAACAGAGCAACCGAAAGCGAAAGAAGAGCCCAAAAAGGGCGAACCAACGAAGCCAGAGGTACAGGATACGGAAAGTGCAACGCCGAAGGAGGAAGAGCCTTCTGTACCCAAAGAAACAGTATTCGGAAGCGTGGAAGACGCTGACAAAGATTTAGAAGCGGCATTCGGGCTAAAGCCAGTTTCGAATACAGAGCAGGAAGCAGAGGAAGCAAAGCCATCGAAGGGCGAGATTCACAGGAAGCATAAGCTAGTCGATGACAGTGATGAAGCCATCCAAGGATACATCGACGAGTTCAATAGCAAACTTCGCGAATCAAATAGCCGATTGAACGCAGGGTTTGACCCGACTATTCTTGTACCAGTGTTTAAGATTTGTGCTGCGTACACACAACGCGGCATTACCAAGTTTGCAGATTTTGCGAGCAAGACTATCGCGGCATTCAAAGCCAAGGGCGTGAAGCAAAAGGATATAGAACCGTGGCTCGCACCCGCGTGGGAGGCAGTCAAGTCCTTCCCCGACACGGGCAAAAAGTTCGATGCCAAAAAGCTCGTAGTCGCATTAAAGGCAGTCGGCGCACGTTATGAAAGTGGATTGAAAACGGCTGATGCCGTCAAAGATGACATTAGAAGCAAGTACGGAGACAAGGCAGTATCCACCCTTAATGATTACATTGACGCGGCTTTTCGTGGCGTGCAGGCATACTTCAACAAAGGGAAGGGCGACGAGAGCGAGCCTTCTAACGCCGCCAATAAATCAGGAACAGACCTCATAGACTACGCATTTAATCAAGGCGGTATCATCAGAAAAGATGTAATTCAAAACATGTCGCCAGAAGATGTGGATACGGTCGCCAAAATATTTGACGGCGGTGATAAATCCGTGAACAACCCTCAAGAAAATGATACAATAGAGGAAAGCAATTCCAATGTTGTGTCTACAAAGGAGGACAAAGATGTACGAGGACGAAAATCGGGATCTGGCAGACCAGTGGAAGTGGGAGGACCCGGAAAGAGCAGCACAGGTGGAAAAGGAGAACAACGAACCACTAGAGGAAATAGCGAGACGCCGGATAGAGATGGCGGACGAGAACGAGGACCAGACGCTGAAAGTGCTGAACCAAAGAACAAGGGAACAGGCGGAAGCAGAAAATTGGGACGAGGACAGGCTGAAAATGGAACTCGCATGGAACGAGCAAACGGCGAGGGAACTTCGGCAGGAGGAACTAAGAAGCCTGTAATTTCCCCTAAAGCAGACAAGGTCGAGACGGATATCGCCAAAGGGAAAGTCAAAGATGCAAGGGACGTACCCGGCAATGACTACATCGCCAAACCAGTTCCGCCCGACGCCAAAGGTGCGTCTAAGACGCAGAGGGTGGACAACAATATCGCAGCAATCAAACTTCTTAAAAAGATTGAAAGCGAAAACAGAATGGCAACCCCGGCAGAGCAGGAAATCCTTGCAGGATATTCTGGATGGGGCGGACTGGGCAGTGAGATGAAGAGCGACGCCAAGAGAATGGCACAGCTTAAAGAACTTCTCACTGAAGAGGAATATAATGCGGCGGAGCGAGAGCTATTAACGGCTTTCTACACTCCGCCGTTTGTTATTAGCAGAATGTGGGAACTCGCAGAACATCTCGGCTTCAAGGGCGGTCGCGTGCTTGACCCATCTTGCGGTGTTGGCAGTTTCTTCAGTCTGATGCCTGCATCTCTTAGAGAAAGAAGTACCGCGCTCCAAGGCGTTGAACTTTCCCCCATCCCTGCAAGAATCGCGAAACAGCTTTATCAGAGCAAGAAGTTCAAGATAGACAACCAAGATTACACCAAGTTCGATCGCGGCAATGATTTCTATGATTTAGCTATCACGAATGTTCCATTCTCTAACAGCGTAAAAGCATCCGTCCCTGCAATGAGAGATTCCGACGGTGGCGTCCATAAGTCGCTTCTTATTCACGACTACTATTTCGCACAAACGTTAGACAAGGTAAGACCGGGTGGGCTCATCGTATTCATGACTTCCAGTGGAACGATGGACAGAAAAGCCGGATACGACAATGCACTTCTCCGCCATCTTTCCAGTAGAGCCAAGCTAGTTGGTATCGTCAGACTTCCTAACACGCTTTTTGCTCCATCGGCAAATGTCGGAACGGATATCGTCGTTTTCAGAAAACTTAATGAAGGCGAGAACCCTGATACCGTTGATGCTACGAATGGTTGGACAAATGGCTTAACAACCATAGAGGCGAATGATAACGAGGGGCGGCACACCTATACACGCATAAACGGATATTACGAAGATAATCCCAACAACATAATTGGCGACCCCGTATTGGTTCGCGATAGATACGGCAGCAGAAACGTTGAATTCCATACGTCAAGCAATGCAGAAACGGATAAGAAGCTCGGAGAAGCTATCGCACGACTGCCAGAAAACGTATACGTCCCACGTGAACCTGTTAAGATTAACACGCCTTCCCATGTAAAAGAGCTTGTCGACGCAGAGGATGGGCAAAACGTCGGCGACATCATCAAGGGGAAAGATGGACAGTGGGGGCAGGTCGTTATAGACGATAACGGCGAGCGGAAGCTGAAACCGTTTGCGAAGAGCGCGCAAGCTAAGGTTGGCACGCTCAAAGAGTTGAGCGATTCGTTGAATGATGTACTTGCGAAACAGGTTGATCCAGATGTCTCTGGAGTAGCTCTCTCTAAAGCGCGCGAAAAACTTAACAAGCAATATGATTCGTTCGTAAGAAAATACGGATATATCAACGACAAGACCAACGTGCGTCAGATTTCAGGTTCTCCTATTGCGGGCAGACTTCTCGCTCTTGAACAAAAATACAAGGCCGGAACGAAGGGTAAGGGAAGCACCGCAGAGAAAGCTCCTATTCTGACAGAAAGAACGGCGTACCCTGCGACTGACGACTTAAACATATCCACAACGAGTGATGCACTTGCATCTTCTCTCCGCAAGTTTGGCTTCGCTGACATAAAATACATGGCGAGCGTACTCGGTAAGAGCGAGAATGCTATCATAAAAGAACTGGGAGACAAGCTCTTCAAAGACCCTGTAAGCGAGCAGTACGTCCCACGTGACGAATATCTTTCCGGCAATGTGCGCCAAAAGCTCGCATTTGCAGAAGATGCCGCACGTTCTGAGCCAGAATATGCGAGAAACGTAGAAGCACTGGAAGCCGTCATCCCTGCCGACATAGAGGTAGAGGACATTGAAATCCCGCTCGGCTCTCCGATCCTTTCCGTAGAAGATACGCAAGCATTCATAGATGACCTCTTGGGCGAGCCAAGTGCCGTCGTTGTTCGTTACAACCCCGTCACTACATACTGGGAAGTAACAACCACGCCTGGATACAGACGCATTTCAGCCCAAGCGCACGAGAAATACGAAATAGCAAGAGCATCCTATGATGACAGAGACAACATAGGGATCAACACTGTTATTAGTAAGATATTGAACACGGGCAAGATTGAGAGCTCTAACTTCAAGGTCAAGGATGACGATTCCGAAACGGTCAGAAAAGCTAGAGCGGCGGCAGAAGTTAAAGCGCAGACCATAGTAAAGGACATCAACGAAAAACTTAAAGAATGGATTTTGAAAACGCCGGAAGTTAAGCAGCGCGTAGGGCAGTCGTACAACAACAAGTTCAATGCCGTTGTGCCACGCCACTATGACGGATTGCTTCTCACATTCCCATGGCTTAATACCGCTGCCAACATGACACCGCGAGTGCATCAGGCTGACGCAGTATGGAGAACTATTAACGAGAAGTCGGTTCTTTACGCACACTGTGTAGGCTCTGGCAAAACGTTGACGATGCAAGCGGCAGGGCTGGAACTTCGCAGAATGGGACTTGCCAACAAAATTGTCTACTGCGTACCGAAAAACGTAGTCAGACAATTCGAGCGTGAGTTCTATCAAGTATGCCCAAGTGCAAAGATTCTTGTTCTTGATAGCTCCACGCTCCCTGATAACATCACGTCTATACACTATGACGTGAAGCCCAAAATGGAGCTGCGAGAAGATCGAAACGGAAAGAAGAAACTTGTCGCGGTTAAAGACGCCGACGGTGTGCCTATCTTCGAGAAGGTAAAGGTTTCTGACGAGGAAGCGAAGAAAAGAGAAGTTAGGCTTGCCAAGAGAAACGCCGCTCTCAACCAAATTCTCACGCACGACTGGGACGCCATAATCATGTCTCACGAAACATTCCAAAGACTTCCCATGTCCGATGAATACATGATGCAATTCCGAACCGAAGAGCTTGAAAAATACAAGAGAGCCCTTGCAGAAGAGCAGGCAGAGGAACGCCAAGCTGGGAAGAAGAGCAAATCGCTCAAAAACATTCAGGAAAAGATTGCCAAGCTAGAAGGGAAACTTAACGCCCTCATTGCGAAAAAGCAGGCGAAAGACTTTGAGTCGCCTTCTTTGGAGGATCTGGGGATAGATCAGCTTTTTGTCGATGAGGCTGACACCTTCAAGAATCTGGAAGTCATGACAAAGTACGGGCAAGTCAAAGGGATTTCTGAATCTGCGGCTGACCGTTCCTTCGATATGCTGATGAAAACGCGGTATCTGCTGCACTCGCCAAACGCGCACGGCGTCGTATTTGCCACCGGCACGCCAATCTCTAACTCCGTTGTAGAGCTTTATACGATGTGCCGATACCTCAATGATGATTCTCTCAAGCGTCTCGGCGTGGATTCATTCGACCAATTCGCCAAAATGTTTATCGATATAGGGCAGACCGAAGTGCCAGCCCAAGATGGATCGGGATATGAATACAAGACGGCAGTTCGTGGGCTTAGAAACGCCCCTGAATGCATCAACCTTTTCAAAGAGTTCGCTGATGTAAAAATGGTGGAGGATCTGCCGTATATAGCGGCTGCAAGACCAAAGGCGAAACGTGTTGCAGTAGCGATAGAAGAATCTGCGTGGAATAAGCGGTTCAAGAAAGACATCCGTGCCAGAGTTGCTGCAATAAAGAGCAGCGGCAGGAAAGATCCCCCGATGATTAACAGCAAGAGCAAGGAATCAAAAGCCCATTTCGCCAAGACTGGGGAATACCTACAGGTCGCAGATTCTCCACTTCTTGTCGCTAATGACCTCAAAAAGGCATCTCTTACTCCGTTTGCCGTTGACGGCTCCCTTACTGGCGTTGAGGGTTACGGCAAGATTTGGGCATGCGCGGATAAAATCTACAAAGAATGGAAAGATTCTTCCGACCGCCATGGAGCGCAGCTTGTTTTCTGCGACCAGTCTATTCCTGATAGAAGCATCAACGACCCGAACGCATACGACGCATTGAAGTCCCGCCTTATAGAGCTTGGCATCCCTGAGAGTGACATAGCATTTGTTCAAGACGCCAAAACAGATAAGGCGCAAGCTGCACTGTTTGAAGCGGTGAACGAGGGCAGGGTTCGCGTTCTCATTGGATCTACGCAGAAGATGGGCGCAGGTACGAACATGCAGCACAAACTTGTGGCACTTCATCACCTTGATTGCCCGTGGCGTCCTAGAGATATAGAGCAGCGAGAAGGGCGCATACTTCGCCAAGGGAACGAAAATAAAGAAGTCCGCATCTATAACTATGTAACCAAGGGGACATATGACGAAAACCTTTGGGACACAGTAAACACCAAGAAGAATGTTATCAATCAGCTCATGATAGGTGACAAGGGTACAAGAAACGCCGACACCAGCGACGTGGATGGAGATAACTTTGAAGCCCTCATAGAACTCGCCAACGCCGACCCTGACACGAAGAGATACCGCCAAGTCATGTCGCAGCTTACGGAACTTGAATCGGCAAAAACCACCTTCGAGAAGTCGCAGGAACTCTCTAAGCGTGTACTCGTTACAGCACCGGAACTGATAGACAAGTTCAAGACCGCCATTGAATCCGTCAAAGATGACATGGCAACACTGGAAAAGACAAGCTCGGCAAAGTTTAGCATGAAAATTGGTCAGGCGGTTTACGAGAACAAAATCGAAGCTAACAAGGCGTTCAGCAAAGAGAAAGAGCATGTCGCCAAAGAGTTTGCAAAGATAGCCCATAAGTATGGAGTGGATAACGCCAAGTTCAAGGACGTCAAAATAGCCAGTGCCAGAGGGCTTGATATTTACGTCAGCGGCAACAATCCGTCTTTTAAGGCTGGATTTGCGTCGGAAGCTCTCACCGTTTACGCAAAGGGCAAAGATTCTTACGGGGCGGCTACTCCGACCGCAATCGGCGTTTGGAATGCCATGCAAACACAACCGGCGGCGAAGCTGAAAGGCTATGAGACTGAACTCAAGAAGAACGAATCCGAACTCGCTGAAGCTAAAGAATCACAGGGCGATACGTTCAAAGACGACGAAAAGATTAAATCCCTCCGAGAGGAACAGGAGGAGCTTCGGAAAAAGATTGAAGAGAAAGCCAAACGGCAGAGAGAGTTAGACAGCATCGAGCCTACTCCAATCACACTATACGAAAGCACATCCTTTGGCTCTTATGATTTAGATGTGGATGACCCGGATATCTACGAGATAGAAAACAACATTCGAGACGGGCTCGTACTGAGCATGAGAGAAAACAATACCGACACCGGAACGGTATCCTTTGATAAGCCGGGTAGCTGGGATAAATTCAAGAAGAAGTTCATTGACAAGACCAACTGGTCAGTATATTCCAACGAAAACACCATCGAGATAACCGCAAGTCAGAAGGACCTGAACGATCTTTATGAAGCAATCGAAAGCCCTAACAACGGCAAGTCTGCCACCGTTCGCACAGATGACGGGAAGGAGCTTGAAGTCTCTTACAGAATAGTCCCAGCTGAAACACTCATTGCATCTAATACCGCCGACTTTGGGAAGAATGAAAACTACCCAGAGAAGCTCCAACCGCGTGACCGTGACCGCGTTTCCATGAAGGAACAAGTCGATGATATGGCAAGAAACCTTCGCCCAGAAGACCTTGCCGAAAGCCGCAGCGTCAATCAAGGTGCGCCGCTTGTCAATCAGGACAACGTAGTAGAAAACGGCAACGGTCGTACTATGGCAATCACAAGAGCCTACACGACGGACGGAGACGCATACAAAGAGAGCAGTCAGAAGTACAAGCAGTACCTTGTGGAACATGCAGAAGAATATGGCTATACTCGCGAAGAAGTAGAAGCTATGCAGAACCCTGTTCTCATTCGCCAACGTGATGCTTCGTCTGATTCATTGCAAGATAGTATCATCCATTCTACCGAGGGCGGCATGAAGATGAGCGCAAGCCAGCAGGCGAAAGTGGATGCGGAAAAGATTTCCCTCAAGACGCTTAGCCTGTATGACTACGATGGTAGCGGTGACTTGACGAAGCGGAGCAATGATGATTTTGTTGTATCTGCCTTGAATGAAATAGTGGATAAATCGGAGCGCGATGTTGTGTTCAACAAGGACGGCACGCCATCCAAGGCGGGTATAGAGCGCGTGAAATCTGCACTCGCGGCATATGCCTATGGAGACAATGCCCTTCTTGAAAGAATTAGCGAAAGCACTGATACTGAAGATCAGAATATCGTGAAGGCGTTCTCGGCAGCTGCCCCGCAGGTAGCTGCTATCAAGGCAAAGCTCAACAAGGGCGATGTGTCGAAAGACTACGACCTTCCACAACTCCTGTCTGATGTTCTTGACTTCTATTTCAAGTGCAAGAGCGACGGGAAGAGTATCAAATTCGCCCTCAACGAAACAAGTCTCTTCGGAGACGGCTCGACGGTCGCATCTGTCGGCGGGAAGAATCTTGCTCGTTTTATCGCTGATAACACCAGAAGACCGAAAGCAATTTCCGACGCACTTGTCAGAATGACAAAGTACATAGATGGAGCAAATGAACCGGGTGCCGCCCTCTTTTCAGGAACGAAGATGGGGATTGATGAAATCGTCCGCACTTCTATAGGACTTAACGCAAGTAAGTTTATCCCCGTGTCTAAACCCAGCGCGCAGAAGTACAAGCATACCATCCAGCCCAAAGAAAACACATGGGATTCAATGCCTGCAACGCAACAAAAGGCATGCATCAAGCTGATGGACGCCAACGGCGGGCATTATGACAGCAAGACGAAATCGTTCGGCTTTACCGATGAGAAGTCAAGAGATGCCGCGCTCAATGTGCTTGAAGCGTACCTGTCTGCCGATTCTAAGGCGTCTGCCAAGATTGCGATTGTTCCAGAAATGAATGAAGAGGTTAAGCTCACTAACGTCGGATGGAACGGTTCTCCAGGAGACTTTAGCAAGTTTGATTTAGCATTTGTTGGTTCAGGAGAAGGCAGTGCGGCTCATGGTTGGGGTATTTACTTCGCAATGGACAAGCCATATCGCGATAACCCGGACTTTGGGCGGGAAGTCGCCGAACGCTATAAGAAGCAGTATGGTGGTGAAAATGGTCATGTGTACAAAGCAGCAATTCCCAGTGACGAGTACCTCCTTGACGAAAGAGCGAAGATAAGCGACCAACCGAAGCGAGTGCAAAATGCCGTTCTGGAAGTCGCCGAAACCCTGCAGAAGAAGACAAGCGTATGGCGGTTCGAAGATGGCATAAAGAAAGTAGTCCAATACTTAAAGGATGAAAATTACGATCTCGGGAATGAAAACGGCGATGCCGAGCAAGCCAAAATAGATCAGGCACTTGAACGTGTTGCTCGTGATTTTTACGCGAATAGCAATTCGGCGTCGCCGCAAGAGCTAAAAATCTCATCCGCAGACCTCAAAATATTAAGGGCTGCATTAAAGGAACAGGTTCGAGATCAGGCGGAAACTTCAGCTTTTTCTAGCAAAAACCTTTCCGAACGCGATATGGACCAAGCCGCGAAGGAGATATTGTACAATTTCTTGTCCGCTAGCAGGAGGAATCAGTTCAGGACGCTTGATGCACTTGCGGCAAATATTAGGGCAGAAGACGACTCTGTATTTAAGAACATCACCTCACAAGATTTACTCAATAAAGCAGGGGAGATTGCTGGCACCGCCCTTCGTGAAAAACAGATAGATTTGGGCGGGGCGCGTGAAATCTTAAACGTGATGAAGCAAGCCGCAGAACATCCCACTGATGCGAATGAGAGGGATGTGGCAGAAGGCATTACCAAAGCATATACAGACTATGGGATCGATCGTGCTACTGCCGAAAAGATAGCAAGACGCCAAGCCGCGCAATTCTTTTCCGCCTTGCGCGAATCTCGTGCTAAACCGATCAAAGAAATACTTGCTCCGCTGACGGGTTACGACGTCCAGCAGATGTTTCAAACGGCAATCGCGAAGCAACAACTTGAACCATCCGAACCCGTAGACAAGGCAGTTTCCATGTTGCTTAAAGGTGCGGGGCTTAAAGGTTACAAGTACGAAGGGGCCACGGATGGCCATTGTGTCGTAGTCTTTGACAACGACGCGATGAAGATTATCAACAAATTCTCCGTCAAGACCCCATATCAGAAGATGGTGGAAAACATCACGCCAATAGCGAGCGATGATCTCACTGCTCGCGAGAAGGCTATCGTAGACTTTGCAAAGAAGATGGGATTGCAAGTCCAATTCTTTGAAGGCGACCCCAACCTTCACGGATTCCATGCAGACGGCACAAATGTTGCTTTCCTTAACCGCCGTTCGGCAATGGACTTGAATCAGACCTTCTGGCACGAAGCATTCCACTGGATGAGAGAAAGCAATCCAGATCTCTATAATCAGATGGCCAAGGAAGTATTCGGTGGCGAAGTATCTGAAAAGCAGCTCGCAGACTACGCGGTATCCATCGGGCGTACCGATATGAGCAAGGAGCTTGCTATTGAAGAAATGCTTGCTGATGCCATGTGGGACGCAGGGAAACGCGGCTCGTTCTTTGAAAAGCTGGGGATAGAGCATCCTGGCCTTTGCGCGAAGATTATCAAGTGGATAAAGAATCTCTACGAAGATTTTAAGGCGCATTTCCACAATCCGCAGGCAGGACTTACCAATACGCAAATCAAGAGAATGTCTAACACTTTGTCTAAAATTGCTGAAAAGCTCGTTGATGGTGATGGGAATAAACTGTTTTCCGTTGACGAGAAGGGCAGTATAAAAGAAACGGCAGCTGGAAAGCGTGCCATTTCTGACGAGGCAAAATTCAAAGTAACAAATAACAATTTGTCTGCAAACGATCGAGTGCCGATTGTTGATTTGACAAACGTCATTCCAATTGTAGATGCTAATGATAAGGTAGCAGGGCATAAACTCATTAAGTCGCTAATCGGGAAAACATTTAGTTTTATTGGTGGCAAGGGGTTTGTTGCAGAAGGGGACTTTATCGCCCAATATGAAGGGGCAAATCCTAAAACAGGGGAACAATTATATCACGGACACTCGAGAAAGCCAGACCGCTATAACGATGAAACCAGAAGAAAGGTCATATCATCGCTTAATGATATTCTTCGGGCAGGCGTCTATATTGATAAACATGCGGATAAAGCCCACGGTACAAGAACAAAGTATATAGAAATATTCGTCCCCGTCAGAGATGGCAGCGATGTATATACGTTCCAAATTACCGCAAGAGAAAGAGGAAATGCCGCAGGGAAATATACCATTGGTTCTGCTTTGTTTTACAACATAAAAAAAGCCGCTGCATCACCGATTAAAATAGGGTCTACGCGAGTGGGTCATCTGATGATGACCGCTTTAGATACTCCCGATAACCTGACGGTTCATAGAGCCGACACTAACGGTGAAGCAACTGCTTCTACTGTCACTATAGCAGAAATGCTTAATGGAATCAAGGATAGAAATAGCGTTCCGTATGTAGTAAACGGTAAATTGAACTACGATGACAACATTTTCTTAACCAAGAATATGTTGTCTGGCGAGCCTAACACCCGCCACTCCGTTGAAGATCTGAAAGCCCAGGCCCTTTCCGTATTCCCTAACGCACAGAACATCGAAGTCCATGACAACGGCGTGTCCTTCGATCTTCCAAACGGCAGTCACGTGGAAGTCAACTTCACAGATGACACCATCTCCGTAGACCGCGCGAAAGCACAAAAAGACTATGGCGGCACTCTCCAAGGCAACGAAAAGGCGTCCGGCAAGATTGAGATGGTGGATAAAGATGCACTTATCACCCTTACCATGGACAGCCCTGACGAAACCATATCCCACGAAGCCATGCACCTTGCGTGGAACTTGCTGACCGACAGAGAGCGAAACGCGCTTCTTAGAACTTACGGAAGCGAAGAAGGCGCAGCAGAGGGCATGAGAGAGTGGAAGATCCGTCGTAAGATGAAGCAGGGGACGATCGCAGGGAAAATCATGCAGAAAATTTCCGACATGGCGCACAAGCTCCTCTCCTTATTCCACGAGAACGACCAACATGTTTTCCAGAAGCTCGAAAGCGGCGAGATGTGGGAACGCAGCAACGAAAACAACACCGCCGCAAGGAACGTCAAGTACAAGATGAATCCGCTTAACGAAGCAGAGAAGTATCTTAAATCTCACAAGGACTTTGGCGAAAAAGCGGGCGTCTATATCGACCGAACCTTCCGCCCTGATTTAGCAAAGGCGAAAGCCAATCCGAACATCAGCGTGAACAAGACGGCGAAGAAGAAAGGATGGGGCGTCGCCAATACCGCACTCAATAACACCGTTCGTTCTCCGTCTCGCATCAAGTCTCCGAAAACAAATTACATTTGGGGGTTGGCAGATACGGCACAACGTGAATTGCAGGAACTCCGCGGCAGGTGGACGCATAACTTCGCCGGTGCCATCAAGAACCTTAACAAAGAAGAGAAAGCCCGCTATACGGATATTCTCTGGGAAGAGGACATGAAACAACATGTATTCTCTGACGAAGAACTCCGTGACGCAGGCGTATCTGAGAACGTGATTAAGGCACATCAAAAGACACGTAACCTTCTCGGCAAGATCTACAACGCTGTCAATGCGGTCTATACCAGTGAACGAGTAGAGAACTTCACGTACAAGACGCGCAAAGGGGCGGAAAAAGCGCAGAAAGAGCTTGCTAAACGTCCGCACACGTTCGTGATGCACGACATTAGAGAAACGACGAAAGACGGCGAGCCTGTGTTCCAAGTATCCATTAAAACGCGCGGATATAAAGAAATCCATAGCGTCGTGACCAGTGAAGAGCTTTCAGCACTGTCAAAAGACAAGGACGTATATATCAAAGCGCGGGAGCAAATGGATGATGGCTCTTTCAAGGTTTCTTACCTCGCCTACAACAAACCGCTTACCAACATGGAAGGCTACATGCCGCACATCTTCCACGGCGTACTCATCATGAAGAAGTATACGGATGCAGACGGAAACGTTAAGAGCAAGGTTGTCGGTAGCGCAGACACTATCGAAAAAGCGGTAGTGAAAGCAGATGCCATGCAGAAAGAAGAGGGCGGGGAATTCATCATTGCACCTAAAGAATTTTCCTCCGAGGGCGAGGCAGAGAACCCGCTCCTCTTAGGCGATATGGACTACTTCAAACTCATGGAAAACCTTAGCAAAGGCGCATCCCTCACTCTTGATGAAGCTCGAGAAATGACCCATGCGACCATGAAAGGGCGTCACGTTTACTACGGAGCAAAGAAGCACCGTAAAGGTGCAGAAGGCTTTGAGAAGAACGCAATATGGGCTATTCAGCATCACATTGATTCTTCCTCGCGGTATGTTGCCCTTGACCCATTCAAGCAGAAGGCTATCAGCTTCTTCGAGCGCGCCTTCGGCGATTACAACAAGGACTGGACGGGAGAAGCTGCCTTCTGCAAGGGATATATTGATTCTGTTCTCGGGAAGCCAAGCAGACTTGAAACCCTTGCCAACGACTTCCTCCGTCTGTTCCCGTGGTTCAAGAACGAAGCAAGACCGGCAAGACGTATGGCGGGCAACCTCACTGGACTGACAGGTGTACTGAAGCTCGGAGCATCCTTGTCATCAGGGTTCGTCAACACCTTGCAGCTCTTCAACTGCGTTGGATATGTCGGCGCAAGGAAAACCGCTGTAGGGTTGAAACGTGCGCTCCATCCGAACGCAGCAGACAAGAAAATACTCGTCGCGTCCGGCGTGTCCGAAGAATCTGGGCTTGCTCTCGATAGTATCGGTCATATAACCGCAGAAGGAACGGCACTCTCTAAAGCAGGGAATGTCATAAACTCCGTGAACAACTTCCTCATGAAACCGTTCACCCTCGCTGAAAAGACCATCCGAAAGGCAACCATACTTGCCGCCTACTACAAGGCAATCGAGGACGGACTTTCTAAAGGCGAGGCTATCCAGTACGCCAGAGACATAAACCGAAAGGTAAACTTCGACTACTCCGTAGCAGACGCGCCCCGTATCTTCCGCGCACTTCAAGGCACTGTTATCGGAGACATGGCTCTCCAATTCCAGAAGTACGGGATAAAAGAGATGGAAGTCATTTCCGACTTCCTGCCGGTACTGGGGAATACCACCACGAAGCAGAAACTCGAGTTCTTCATCCCGTACCTTTTGGTATCCGGCATCTGGAACGCCTTCCCGTTTGAAGATGCACTTCTTTCCCTGCTGAAACTTCTCGGATTCGATGATCCAGAGAAAGAGGCGAAACGCGCCATGATGGAATGGGCAGGAAACAACGCTGACAGAAAGGCTCTTGTAAACGTAGCAAACTATGGTGCAGGTGCAATCGTTGGCGTGGATATTTCCCAACGTGTTGGACTGAAGGGCGTGGTGCCGGAAACATCTAACGTCGTGACGGGCGGTCCGCTCGGTTCTACCACCGTTCAGCTCGCAAAAGCTGTACTCAATGGTGATACCAACGGTGCAATGAAGGCTATTTCCCCTGCGGCTGGCAATATTTATGGCGCAGTAGCTGGATATAACACCGATAGCAAGGGCAGAAAGACGGTTGACTACGATACTAGGGATAGAATCGTCCGTGGGTTTGGGTTCAGAACAGTCAAAGAAGCCAATGCTACCGATGCACAGAGCATCGTATACAACTACAAGGAACAGAAAAAGAACGACAGAGCGAAAGCAAAGTCTGAATACCTCAAGGACCCGTCGAGCAGTAACCGTCAGAAGCTCAAAGAGATGGGCTACTCCGACAAAGAGATTAAAGCTCTCAAGGATGACAAGAAGTCCACCAGAGTGGAGCGTTCGCAATCGGGACTTTCCAAAGAGGATAAGAAGAAGCTGAAACCTGTATTCGATTATGTTCAGTAGTCTATATTTACCTATATAGGGAATAATTTTAGAGGGGCGGTATCCGTATCGCCCCTCATTTTTATTATTGGAGGTATAAATGTGGAAAAAATTAAAACGTGCTTGCGGTGCTATTACCCTGTCTTTATTTGCATTGGCGTTGTGCTTTTGTGTACCATCTACATCTTATGCAGAGGAGACTACGGGATACATCACAATGACGAGCCAGGAATGGAACGACTTCAAGAAGGATTGGAACGAGCAGATGATGGAATGTCAGACGCTCAAAGCCAACTTAACAATGCTCAAGGCGAACTCGACGGAGCAGGAGCAGCTGCTTCTGACATTGCAAGAGGACTGTCAGACCTTAGAAACAAAACTCAACGAGACCAAGCTATCATTGACGAAAGCACAAAGCTCATTGAATCAAGCGAAGCAAGAGATAGAGACATGCAAGAAAGATTCAGAAGTGTTGAAGAAAGAAATAGAAACCTACAAACACAAGGTAAGAGTGGCGAAGCGTCAACGTGATGGCATCGCCATCGCCGCCATCGCCGTGTTGCTTGCCGCGCGTTAAGCACCTATCGTATAATAATCGTGAAGAGGGAAAGTTTCTTTTATCTGTCTCAAATTTTCATCCTTTCCCTCTTACTCCTTTCTGAACCATCATTGCCCCAACTAAAAATGATGGCCACGACCAACGCAGACCCCTCACTGGGAGCAGAGGCAAAATGACTCCCACCATTGCTTCGTCTCGGCATACGGAGCATAGCGGATCGTTACGATTCATCATAAGACCCTCCTTAAATCTTGTGCCTCACTGGGAGCAGAGGTAAACTGACTCCCACCATTGCGGCCTTCCATGGAGCGGGGATACCCGTCGGAAACGTAAGCTCATTTATGAGTGGTCGTACCGGGACTTGTGGGGGTTCGATTCCTCCCGCCGCCTTAACAAAAAGTGTGGCGTCCAAGCGTTCTCCTCTTGCCGTGTTCAGAACGCGGACGCACCACCTTGTGGAGGGGGTTAGCACAGTGGAAAGTGCAGCGGACTTTGACTTCGCTTACGATGGTTCGATTCCATCACTCCCTGCCAACCATTTCCTTGATTTCTACAATCTCTCTAGGTGCGAGATTAAATGACACCCACCAAGGACCTGCCGGACTGTATACAGAATGACAGGCGTATTCCTGACACGAAAGAGGGACGGTTCTTGCATACGGATATTGTCTGCTAACAGGTGTGAATACATCCGGGCAATAGGAAGGCAAGCGGATTCTTAAGATGCTTGACGACATTGAAAGCAGTCTAGGCGGGAAACCGCCGCATGTGGGGACGATAGGGGAAATACCTGTTTAACCCTTTTCGCGAAATGAACCGGCTGGGTTGGCGAATGTCAGTAGTCTTAATAGACGAGAAATCCTTTGTCGGTTCACGGGGCGCCGCCCTGAAACAAACGGCGAGTGGTTGCTACTTATAATATATGCAACAGTGATTAAAAACCGTTTCCCACTATAGCGGAAAGTCACCGCGTGTTTGCGGACGCGCGGGCATTGTGGAAGCACCAAGGTGAAAGTCTCGATGCTTCCTTGCCTATGCATGGGTGGAGAGAGTATCCCTTCGCTCTCAACGATCTCTCCACCCGCCTTCTTTCTGGTCGAGTAGTTCAATGGTTAGAACGGACGCCTTATAAGCGTCTAACGATAGTTCAACTCTATCCTTGACCACCAGCGGCTTGTTTTGAGAGACTGCCGTCAATCAGGACTGAATGCCGCACTACAACCTAACGCGCTTCGCAGGGAAATAAGCGAACCTCTTGTGCCAAACAACACGTTTCTTATTTTATTTATTTACATATATGACTGATTTTCTTAGGTTTTTATTTTTTACAGCGCGTCGAACTGTAAATTAAACAATTACTGAAAATCTCCCTGCGAAGTGCCAACATCAATGCCTGTCTCAATCCCTATCATGGTGCGAGGCAGGCTTTTATAATCTCGCCAGCACATAGAAATAAGAAGGCGTTAAGTAGATGGTGTTCGTGGATTTATCACAAGATACCACCAAACTACAATTCTACGAATACCCCGCCTTACAGGATCCTGCAAGGCGGGGTATTCGTTTGTATAATGAGTTCTGATTTCTGAGATATCCCCACGTACAAACAACTTGGGATGAGTGCAGAAAAGCATCCTACTGCACTTGGGAAACGCTGATTAAATCGCAGAGTCCGACTTGGCATGTATTTTCGTCCAATGCTTCGTCATAACCCACCTTAAATAGCTCGCTATTCGCGGCGGCTTATTCCTCGCCTTGTATGAAAACACAAGAGCCAAGTCAGACAACGATTTAATCAGTGTTTCCCTTGTTCGTCCTGATAGATGGATTTGAAGAAGATCCGTATCTCTTGTCCACCGTAAGCTCGCCCTGCCGGGAACGATGCTCCGGTCATCTTACGGCATGGAGAGCTTCTTATCCTGTAAATAAAGCAGATAGGATCGGCGGTGTCGTTGGGCGAAACTGCGATCCATATAAACAAGATGGAGGGTTGCAGCGTGGAGATACTGCATCTGTAACTAGCTATATGCAAGAAATTGCAAAAAGCATCTTGCATATTTTTCTCATGTCGTGTATAATACATTCATCTGACATGGGGTTATAGCTCAGCTGGTTAGAGCGCTTCGTTGACATCGAAGAGGTCTTTGGTTCGAATCCAAATAGTCCCACCAAAATTACCATTTTGCGAACCGGAAAGGTCGCCTTCATAATTGTACTGGACTTCGATGATATCATTATCGGCCAGTACTTTTTTGATGAAGCATTTAAATAAGATAGTTTTAAATCGTGCAGACGTAGTAGCTTTCATATTGATTGAGTCAAAGAAGAACCTGATTTTTTCTTCTGTAATTTTCCCGCTTTCTGTACGAATCTTTGCCTTTTCAAACTGGACTTCTAAATCTTTTAATAAAGTTTCGTTACTTGACGGTGTATTTGCAAGTGTTTCTGAAACAATCCTGTTCTCAATCGCTTTAATGCAATTTTGCACTTTTTTCTTTGCATCTGCTATGCGATTTTTGATAGACGATAACTCAATATCTTCGGCTGTATCTTGCTGTAGTAACATCGCTTGTTTGGTGATGTTTGCTACAGTTTTTTGTTGGACAAAAACTTATGGGTAAACGAAGAGATGCTGAATGCTGAGGCCGACAGATTTTTCCATCATTCCGATTACAGATCAGTCCCGTATGACTGGTTAGGCCCGCAATTCTTTGAGGATGCGGAAAAACTAAAGGCAAGAAATGAAAGGGCGTATCATCATGAATATCTGGGCGAAGTGACCAGGACAGGCGGCACAGTCTTTGAAAATGTGGTACAGCAGGCATTCATGAAGGATGATTTACAATAATTCGATCGCAGGCGCTACGGTCTAGATTTTGGCTTTGCGCTGGATCCGCTGGCCTTTGAGTGTATGCATTACGACGCAAAGCACGAACGGCTATACATCTTTGATGAGATATACCAGACGCACCTGACGAACCCTGCAGCGGTTAGGTTGATACAAAGCAAAATGGTCAGCAAGGCTGTCATCCGCGCCGATTCTGCAGAGCCTAAGAGCATCAAAGAAATGCAAGATGCGGGTCTGTGCGTATACGGTGCTAAGAAATACCACGATAGCGTGGACTATGGAATCAAATGGCTGCAGAGCCTGGAGGCCATCGTTATAGATAAAGCACGCTGTCCGAACATCTGTAAAGAATTCGTGAATTATGAATACGCCCGCACGAAGGATGGAGAATTCATTTCTGCCTATTCAGACAAGAACAACCACGCTATTGATGCCGTGCGGTACGGATGCGAGGATCTGATGCCGGCATTCACCGCGGCACAATGCTACATGGATATCGATGGCAAGAGAATTGTATGATGGCTACAATAGCTGGAAGGCTGTAACTATGCAGCAGACACTGCCAAAGTACCTGCAGGCCGTGAGAAACGCCTACGGTACCCCTAGAATCGTCGCTGAGAGCCGCAAGGCTTTGAGAAATATAAGAAAAAAGACTATCCCAAAACGGAGCGCCTACAAAGGCGCTTAAGGTAGCGTATAAGCAGCGTATAGAAACAGCGCAAACAGGGACAGAAGAAGCCCTGAATAAAGCTTGCTAGGTGGCCATGCAAGAGAAAAGCCGTTATACCGCGGACCGCATTGCCCGGACAGAGATGGCAAGGGCATGGGCCGATGGTTTTTTAGCTGATATCATGCAGGATGATGACGTGGTGGCCGTGAAATGGAAATTATCCAGCCGCCACCCCGTTTTTGATGTTTGTGATATGTACAGCAAGGCCAATATGTACAACCTTGGATCCGGTATCTATCCGAAATCTAAAATACCGCCGCTTCCTGCGCATCCTCACTGCCTGTGCAGCTGCATAACTGTCTATGCTGGGGAAGTCGACCTGAAGAAGCAAAAGGACTGTATCAAGGCGGAAGGCGAGAAATGGCTTGCTAATCTATCGGATGACCATAGACGGAAAGTGCTGGGAATTCAGGGAAACAAGGCATTTAAGCGTGGTGCAGACTGGCGCGAGTATATGAGGAATTGGGCAGCGCCCCAGAGCATGGAAAGCAGGATTTCTGGGCTCTTGGAGAAAAACCTATTTCCTCCCACAGATACATTCATCGCATCGATTGCCCAGAAGCATGGGATGCCCTATACTAAGGGCAAGAAGGGGGAAGAGCGGTTTTATTCTGATGATGGTGAACCGATTTACCCACCAAATGATGGCGCTGTAGGGACTCCGGAAATCGTCACGTTGAAAGCAGGCTCTGTTATTGTTGATAGGTACGGAAAATATACGGGGCGCTATGTTAGCCCGAAGGAAACTCTTTGCGAAAATCGTGCGTTATCACGAAGGACAAAGAAAGAAGAGTACTATGTATATCAAATCGTGAAAGATATTGAAAATGTTCAAAAGGCTGAAATTGCCGCCTGGTTCGGACAGCCTGGTGGAGGTATTCAATACAAATTGCCTAAAAAAATCTTTGAATTAGAAGGGTATCTGAAAGAGGTGCGGTCATGAATATTAGTAGGTTAAAGGCAATTTTAGAAAAAGAAAAAATTGATCCTATTGATTATGATATTTTAGGTAAGGGCTACGTTGGTGGCTACGACGGTTTTATTATTAACAAAGCAGATAATGGCGATTTTCGGCTGTATTATATGGAACGAGGGCAACGTGATTTACTGCTTCAAACAGATTCAGAAGAACAGGTCTGCATTGAATTTTTGCGCGTAATGGGCAGAGATGACAAGAACCTTTTGAAATATATCCCATAACCGAGATCTAACATAGTTAATTAAGCACGTGTAACAGCGTGCTTTTTTATTGCCCAGGAGAGGGCACAATACAGGGCGGAGGCCCATTATACGGAGGTATAAAAACATGGATATGAAAGATGTTTACGCTGCACTCGAGAAGCTGGATAACGGCGCAGATTTGATTACAGCCATTAAGGGCGAAATCAACACACTGAACAACGAGGCAAAGAAGAACCGCATTGCAGGAGAGCATACTGCGGAAAAGCTCAAGAATGTACTCGCAGGACTGGATCTCGAGGATGCAGACGATGTGGCCGACAAGGCAAAGAACCTGAAGGCTGCACTTGATACGTTCGCACAGGGCGGAAAGAAACCGACCGAAGTAGCCAAGCAGATCACCGACCTGACCGCACAGGTCAACAAGGTGACCAAGCAGCTTGATGCTATGACCAAAACAGCCCAGGCAGAAAAGACCAAGCGTCTTGACGGCATGAAGATGGCCAAGGCAGTGGAGCTGCTCAGTAAAGGTCATGCGGCGAGCCCGGAAAACATGGCTAAACTGCTGGAGGGCAGCATCATCGTTAAGGACGATGAAAGCCTCGCCTATAATGGCAAGAATGGAGAAATCAGCCTTGAAGATGGTGTGGCCGACTGGCTGAAGGAAAATAGCTGGGCGGTCAAGGTTAACGGCGGCGGAAGCGGCAGCCCCAACGGCGGGAACGGAGAAGGAAGCTCCGACCCATTCCTTGCCGGATTTAATTCTTAATCGGATGACCATAGACGAAAAGTGCTGGGCATTCAGGGAAACAAGGCATTCAAGCGTGATGCAGACTGGCGCGAGTATATGAGGAATTGGGCAGCGCCCCAGAGCATGGAAAGCAGGATTTCTGGGCTTCTGGAGAAAAACCTATTCCTTCCTACCGATACATTCATCGCATCGATTGCCCAGAAGTATGGGATGCCTTATACTGAGGGTAAGAAAGTCGAAGATAGATTTTATTCTGATGATGGACGTCCAATTTACCCATTAAATGATGGCTTTGTTGGAGAACCTGAGAAAATCACATTAAAAGCAGGAGAAATGCTGGTGGATAGATATGGTCCAGTGTACGGCGGTTATGTAAGTCCTAAAAATGTTAGCTTTGAAGCAAGGGCACTGCCTAGAACTACAAAAATAGAGGAATATAGTGTTTTTGTTATAAAAAAGGATATAAAGGACGTCTTGAGCGGGGGAGCAGCTGCTTGGTTTGGTGAGCCAGGTGGCGGGACTCAATACAAGCTCCCGTTAGGGACTAAACAACTTCTAAAAGAAGGGTATTTGGAGGTTATGGAACAATGACATTTGCTGAAGTAAAAGAAATACTGGAAAAAGCAAAATTCAATATGTGCCATTGCGGAATACCAGAAGAAAATCCATGGAAAGTTAGTGATGGGGTTGTGGCAACCTTAAAGAATGGTATTTATGAGGTTTATTTTGTAGATAGATATGAGCCATTTGAAGTTAAGCGGTATACAAACGAGGATGACGCAAGCAGGGATTTTTTGACAAGAATATATGAGGATTTCGATGGGATGTATGATTTTCCCAAGAATGTTCAATAATTTAAGCTATTAAGGCACTTACATTTTGTGAGTGCTTTTTTATTGCCTGGGAGAGGGTACAATATAGGGCGGAGGCCCATTATACGGAGGTATAAAAACATGGATATGAAAGATGTTTACGCTGCACTCGAGAAGCTGGATAACGGCGCAGATCTGATTACAGCCATTAAGGGCGAAATCAACACACTGAACAACGAGGCAAAGAAGAACCGCATTGCAGGAGAGCATACCGCGGAAAAACTCAAGAATGTACTCGCGGGACTGGACCTCGAGGATGCATCGGATGACCATAGACGAAAAGTGCTAGGCATTCAGGGAAATAAGGCATTCAAGCGTGGTGCAGACTGGCGAGTATATGAGGAATTGGGCAGCGCCCCAGAGCATGGAAAGCAGGATTTCTGGGCTTCTGGAGAAAAACCTATTCCTTCCTACCGATACATTCATCGCATCGCTTGCCCAGAAGCATGGGATGCCCTATACTAAGGGCAAGAAGGGGGAAGAGCGGTTTTATTCTGATGATGGACGGCCAATTTACCCGCCTAATAATGGTGCTGTAGGAACTTCCAGGACTATTACATTAAAAACTGGTACTATTATTGGCCGCTATGGGCGACCTAATGGTGGTTATGTAAGCCCCAAGGGGACTCCTTATAGAGAACGTGCGTTATTGAGAGATACAAGCCCTGAACGATACCATTTGTTTGAAGTTATCAAGGATATTGAGAACGTCAAAGAGGCGGAAGTAGCTGCTTGGTTTGGACAACCTGGCGGTGGGATCCAATATAAATTACCAAAGAAAATATCTGAGCTAAAAGAATATTTGGTGGAGGTGTAGTCATGAATATCAGTGAATTAAGAGCAATTTTGGAAAAAGAAAAAATCAACCCGCACGAATATGATATTTTAGATAAGAATTTTATAACTAGCTGGGATGGTTTTATTATCAACAAGGTAGATAATGGAGATTTTAGACTGTATTATGTGGAACGGGGGCAGCGCGATTTACTGCTTCAAACGGATTCAGAAGAACAGGTCTGCATTGAATTTTTGCGCGTAATGGGTAGAGATGACAAGAACCTTTTGAAATATATTCCATAACCGAGATCTAACATAGTTAATTAAGCACGTGTAACAGCTTGTCGCTTATCAATTTGGCGTTAGCATTATCAAAGTAAGGAGACACGCATGAAGTACGATTTCACGGACATCATGACAACTGCGGAGGCCGGGGAGCGCTGGGGGATCGCCCAGTCGTCCGTGAAGCAGCTCTGCACTGGAGCACAGGGAAGACCACCGCGTCTGATCGAGGGTGAGGAGTTCCGCAAGTCCGGCCGCACGTGGCTGGTAACGAAGGCAGGCATGGAACGGCTATATGGTCCAGAGAAGAAGTAAAAAAAGAGGGTACAGTCATTAGTTAGTCGCTAGTGATTGTGCCCTCTCTTTTTTATTGGAATTACTGATGAAAATAGCAAAGTAATGACAAATATTACCATAAAAGGTTTGATACTATACCCTAAGAATGGTATGATGAATACACAAGGAGGTGAGAATGTGGATGATATAAAAGAAGCGATTCAACTCATTGGCTTAATCGTCGCATCAGTAGTCGCAATACTGACTGGGATTGAAAAAGTATTATCAATCCTACTTAAGCTTGAAGAGCTGAACCGCAAATAACACGAAGGGAGGGGATAGGAATCCCCTCATCCCCTTCCTTTATATCATACCATAAAATGAATGAAGGTAAAAATATTATTAGGCTTATTTCTTGTGTGTACTAGCGTAGCATGGTGGGCTAGTGATTACGACACGACATGCGCTATACTTGCAGGGCTTGCTATTGTATTAAATGTAGGAGAGTGGGTAAAATGACAGTAGATGATGTAATGACGACATTAGAAGCAGGAGAACGCTGGGGCGTGACGCCGAATTCTCTAAAGCAGAATTGCCAGGGGCGAGTAAAGAATGGCTTTAAGGAAAATGAATTTAGAAAATCAGGGCGAACCTGGTTAGTAACCAGGGCGGGCATGGAACGGCTGTACGGAAAAGAGAAGGAATAGCTTGGGACATATCGGGCGCAGTTGAAATTACGGAAGCTCGCAAAATGAGAAAAGAGGACTTGATTTAGCAAGGTGTTATTTCAAGCCCTCATTTTATTCGCATAATTGTATGTGATTTGCGATAGCGAATCCTTTATATGCTATAATAGTGGTCTAAGAAGACGCTGGAAGAAATAATGCTTCGTGAAATATAGATTGGCGTATCCGCAAGCGTGACAAATAGTCCCACCATGAAAAACCCGCCAATGGCGGGTTTTTGTGCTATATAAAGGAAGGGGACGGGAAATTGCGAGTGATGGTCATAAAGCTGACTCATGCCCGAGAGCAGGCCAACGGTGAAAGAGCGGCTTACGGAATGTCCCGTTCCATGCTTTTTGCATCTCTTAATCTCTCTTTTTTAAGGCTCCTTTTCATTCCAAGAACTGACACTAAAAGCGTATTTGATTCCTTTTTATAATAACAGGTGACCTCTATGCATCTTATCGCTATTTTTCTCGTTATGACAGCAGGCGTCATGTGGGCGGGCTGCGGGCTTGCGGCGCAGGATTTTTTCCAAAAAAGTACACATGACTCGATGGATCTTACGGTCTTCCGCATGTTTTGTGCGAGCGGCATCATGCTGCTTGTGACTATTGCCAAAGGACAGCTGAAAGACAGCTGGCGGAAGCTGGGGCAACAGCCATCTCTCTGGTGGGGACTGATCTTCTACGGTGTAGTCGGTCTGATGCTGATGCACTATACCTACTTTGCTTCGATCGCCGCCGGCAATGCGGCAGCGGCAACTGTCATCCAATATACCTGTCCGGCGATGGTGATCCTTTGGGTCTCCTTTCAAAAAAGACGGCTGCCGCTGGCAGGGGAGCTCGCGGCCGTCGTACTGGCGATCATCGGAGTCTTCCTTCTGGTGACGGGCGGAGATGTGAGCCGCCTCTCGGTACCTGCAGACTGCGTGTATCTGGGGCTGGCTTCCGCGGTCTTCTTTGCGATCTGCTGTGTATTTCCGAAGCGCTTCATCGGTGTACTGGATAATTCCTTCGTCCTCGCGCTGGGCATGTTCACCGGAGCCGTGGCTTCCTATATCATCAATCCCATGGGGGACTTCTCCGGTTTCTTTTCTCCGGAAGTCCGCTTCGATATTTTCTGGATCGTTGTCCTTGGTACGGCGCTATCTTTTACCTGCTACAATGCAGGCCTTCGGTTCCTTCCGGCATCACAGGCTTCCGTCACTGCGACCATCGAACCGGCGATCTCTGTCATTGCGTCTTATTTCATCTTTCATACCCATTTCAATTTTGTCCAGGGCTTTGGCATCTTGCTTGTTCTCCTTGCTATTGCAGTGCCGGGCATTTTTGAAAATGAAAAGACGGCAGGAGAATGATCAGCTTGGTGTACAAATAGGGGCATTTAGAGTATAGTAAACTTAATACCTTGAAAGTATACGTATTTGTTGGATTCTTTTATTCGTCCGTCAAAAATTCGTCAAAAAATAAAAAGGGTGCCCTTATCAAAACAGGGCATCCTTTTTTATGATCCAAATATCCTATCAACATCTCGCGCTGCCTTTGCTCTCATCTCATCCGTATAGTGGATATACACACGCTCCACCGTGGTGATGGTATCACCAAGGAGACTGGCGACCGTTTTGATATCCACGCCAGAAGACAAGAGGCGCGTCGCATAGGTATGGCGGAAGTCGTGCATGCTGTGCGCAGGGAGGTACTTGCGAAGGATGGTATTCAGCGTCTCGCCATGCCGGTATTTTGTCAGGCGGCCATGGAAGTAGAGGACTCGGAAATCCCTGTACTCTACGAGCGCCTGATACAGAAGGCGGGGGATAGGAACCGTGCGGCAGGAGTTCTTAGACTTCATGCGTTTGACACCCATCTCATACTTATGAACGCGGGAGAATTGCTTATTGAAAGAAATGCTGCGCGTCTCGAAATCCACGTCCCCCATCGTGAGTGCCAGAAGCTCTCCCACGCGGGCCCCGGTGTATGCCGCGATAGTCATAAGGATCCACATCTCCAAATTCTCTTCATGCAGAGACGTCAGCAGGTAGGAAATCTCTTCAGCTGTCATCGTGCGAATGCGTGACGCCTCTCCTGCCTCGTCCATACGGGGCTTGTATGTCAGATCGGAAATCGGTGAAATGCTGATGACGCGATACTTCACAGCCTCTTTGAAGAGGTGCTTCATGTGCCGCACCCATCCTTTCTTCGTATTCTCTCCGAAGGGCAGCGTATGAAGCCTCGTAAACATATCCGTATATGTGATATCCATCATCGGTTTATCCAGCAGAGAGCCGGAAACGGAAGTCATCCACTCATAGAGCATGAGAGAATTTTCTGCCAGCTCCTTTCGACCGGAAAGGTAGAGATCGGAAAATTCGCGAAGCGTCATACCTTCATTCACCGGGTCAATATCTCCTGCTTTCCTGGCCGCCGCGAGCAGCTTCTCCTTCTCCTTGTCGGAAGCTGCTAGAGACCGCAAGGCATAGCCTCCCTTAGACTTCTGCTTCCATTTCCCATCCCGATCCCGGTAGGAGAGGATCAGCTGGTAGCTCGCCCCGCCATTCGTCTTCGCCCGCTTGCGGATGATAAATTTGTAATTCAGTTCCATTAGAAAAACCTCCGTTCATTGGAAACAGAGGCGGTACATGGTATAATACAGTTGTAATCCGCCTCATTGCATGGGACATTATTGCATGGGACATTACACGCCAACGGGAGACTGCCATCTCCATCGGCACAGCCGTATCCATACGAATGTATGGGTACGGCTTTTAATTTGCTCCAAAAGAGGTCAAGACGTATCCGGCGGCCCGCAGATCGCTGAGTACTGGACATCGATGACGGCATCGACCGTCGCCTTTCCGGCGGGGGAGAGCAGCCGATACTTCTTGATAAGCTCCTTCTCGTGCTCGCTGAGGATCAATTCGTCACGGATAATCGCTGCTTCAGTCGCTTCGGGCTCGAGAAAGTATTTCATACTTACGCGGAAGTAGTCGGATAATTTCTGAATTACCCCCATGCGAGGGAGTGCTTTACAGAGAACCCATTTTCCTACGGTTGACTCACTCACACCTACAATGCGAGCCAAGTCATTCTGTTTGAGTTCGTACTTCTTGAGAAGTAACTGCAAACGATTACTAAATAAAACCTTCAATTCTTCTTCTGTCTGCATTAAATCACCTCCTTTCTAAATTGAGTATAGAATAAAATTCTAAAATAGTCAACAGAAAATATAAGAAGGTAGAAAAAATTTCTTGACACTAGAAAGAAATTCTACTATAGTATGAATAGACAACAGAAGAGGAGGTGACAGACATATGGAACAGCCATACAAAATTTCGTTAAAGGCGGCACGAGTAAACGCCAATTTAGTATTGATTGCGGCGGCGGCAAAGATTGGTGTAGGCAAAGATACGTTGATGAAATGGGAAAGAAAGCCATGGCTTGTGAACCCAGTATACCAAGAAAGGATTTCGGAAGCGTATGCAATTCCGATTGATATGATCAATTTTTACCCACCAACTAGAATCTAAATCTAGTTTACGGATAGGAGGCACGCCATGCCACACAGTGAGAATCTGCTATCTCAGAAAGAGGTGGCTAAACGCTGGGGGTGCGACACCTCGACGATCGCCCGTCGAGAGAAAGACGGGTTGATTAAAAGGGCGCTCGCCATCCCCGGCGTATGGTACACCCGAGCCTCCGTCGAAAGGGCGGAGGGCCTGGAAGGGGACGAGAGCCCCATGAGCCCCTTTGAAAGAAGGCGTCTCGAGAAAAGGATCCGGGAGCTGGAGAAGAAAGTATCCGGCTATGAGGACCAGTTCTATTTCCTTTCGGACGCCATGGAAAGAGTGAAGAAGATGATGAATTGAGGTGAGAAGAGTGGATGAAGTCAGAAAAGAAAGTCGTCTGATCGTAGACGCGAGCCTTTTTCAGGATGCAGCCTTTGTGATCGGAGAGCTGCTGCAGTTGATTTCTGAAAATGAAAAGTCCCGAATCGTACTGGAATACGATCCGGGAACAAAGAAGATGGTGGTCACAAAAGACACGACCCGCAACGAGGAAGATGACCCCGGCAGGTATGTAGTCATTGAACGCGATGAATACAAGCTGCTGATCGATTTGTGGAAGAAGCAAGTCAGAGATCGGCATCCAAGTCATCGGAGGTGAGAAGAGTGGATGAGAACGAATTCAAAAAATGCCGCGAGCAGTTGCTCGCGGCGGGGATCCCATTCGAGGAAGATCATATGTTCCTTTTCCCATCAGACGCAATAGCGCTGAAGGCGAAGAAGTTTCTCAAGAGAGATAAGAAAGAGGACCTTCTGGATTTCCAAAACTTCGAGAAGGCGGTGCAGCCACTGATGGACTACATGAGAAAACGTAGGAAGGAATCTCATGGGCTGGACGAAGCGGAAGTCGTAGTAAGATACGACGGCGCGAAACTCATGACGGGGCGATATGGGATACCGGAAGCGGAAATCAGCCGAGGGTCTCAACCGGATCCTTATGCCGATACCTTCTGAGCAGATCATCCAGATAGCGACGTGGATTCGGAGAAGAAAGCATAGCGGAGTGCTCTGCTTCAGGGACGTCTGTAAGAAACTCAATGCGGCGGCGACCGGGAAGAATCACCTGCAGGTGCCCGTCTTCATAACCGCTGGCGATAATGCCAGAAATATTTCGACGAAGAATCATAGGTATCACCTCCTTTCTGCTTATCAGTATAGCAGGAAGGAGGAACGTGGAGGAGAAATGACAGAAGAAGAGTTCATGAAAAGAAAAGAATCCACCGTGCGCAGCTTGCTTTTGCAGTTAGCGGGAAAGGGGTTCACGGTGGATCAGGTGAGTGAGGTGCTGAGAGCAGCAGCCAGCCTTGCGGGAATGACGCCTTTCACTGAAGGCGTTATCGACGAGTTGGATAAGGGGAACCCGTGGTATTAGAACGTCGGGATAGCTCTTTGAGAATGCGATCATAGGCGCTCTGGTATGTAATGGCGAAGCTTTCTGGCGTTTGGGCAGAAGGTCCTGCGACAGTTATGCGATGCTTCAGCCACTCTAATGCCACGAAGTGCGCCTGCATTTCAAGATCATTCATTGCTTTCATCTCCTTTCTGCTTATCAGTATAGCAGGAAGGAGGAGTGTGGAGGAAAGATGACAGACGAAGAATTGCAAGAAGAACAGAGAAGGGACTTTGAAGCGAGAAGAGAGACGGCGTTTACGCGGCTCATGTTTGCCCTCAATGAAGGGGACGCCGAGATTTGGGATATCTGGATAGAGAAGGATGCCAAGGGCGAGGACGTCGCCACTATCTATTACAAGGATGGAACGAATGAAACCGTGAATATTCACGGTGACACCATCATCACCGCGATCCGGGAAGTTCTAAATTGTTCGAGACTGAAGGGAATGTGAGGCTGCCATGAACGAGTACGAAAGACAGCGAAAGCTGAATGACATGCTTTTTGTCGTCTGCTTGCTTAACCTGGCGGCAGCCGCCGTGAATGTATTTATTATCATTTGCAAATAGCAAGAAAGGAAAAGCCATGGACAAGAAAGAATTGGAAAAGCAGATGAAGCAGATGAACGAGACGGCAGAGAAGTTCGAAAGGTCCTTCGAGGCCTGGAGGAAGAAAAGGAATACAGCAATCAAGGAAGTGCTGAATGTTTTGGTAGACAGCGACCTCACCTACGAGGAAGCCGTCAATGTGTTAGATGGATGCCGGACATACCTGCGGCACAACCTGAAGATCGAGAACATTGATCTCAATGTAGAGGAGAGAGAACCATTTTGACAGACGAAGAAGCAAAGACATTAGGAGAGCTTGCCCTGAAAGCGGACATGCTCCGCCGCCAATGCCGAGACATCGAAGAGAAGATGAAAGAGCAGAGAGCAGCCGCGAAGAGAATGGCAAAGTGCATGCTGGCAGAGCTCGCCATCATCGTTATCCTGGCATTCGCGGCGGGCATCGCTGCATGGAAAGGCTGATAGGAGGAAATCATGACAAGCGCAGAAGCGGTAGAAGTCGTCCATCGAATGATGGAGGCCCGCGATCGGGAACAGGAAAACATCGCTGCAGAAAAGCAAAAGGCAGCGAATGATTTCTGGAAAGAGGTATTTCACGCATTTGCAGCCTACGGGACGGCAGCCCTTGGCGTCCTTGCGTTCACACTCCTTATGGCGGTGGCACAATGACAACGCTGAACGATATCTTGGCACTCATTCCCATGGAAGACCAGTGGATCTACGTCTTCGATACAGAGGGGAACGAATACTATGAAGGATTCAAAGGGAATCTGGAGCTCAGCGAAGAAGGCGAAGGGCTGATCGTCAGCGGCCTTTACGGGAATGATACCGATACGAAAGATCCAAACTACGGCATCGTGCCGACCATTGAGATCGAGGTGAAAGTCAATGAGAGGCTGCTGGGTTAAGCTCTGGATGATCGGAGAGCAGCTGTGTCATGTGTCCATTGACCAGTCGGACCAAGACCCGAAATGGACCATCATGGCAGCTGCCGCCCTCATCAAGAAATATTGCAAAGAAACCGGGCTGGATCCCTCCATGGCAGCGGGACATATCGCCCGAATGTTGGAGAAGAAACATGATTGACGAAGGAATCATTATTGAATTCATGAAGCACATCAAAAGGCAGCTTTATGAAGAACAGGCCAGAGCGGACAATGCAGACCACGAAGGAAGAACCAAAGACTACTTCTGGCACGCAGGCTACATCAGCGCCCTGAAAGAGAGTCTGAAAGAAATCGAAAGGGCTACCGGCATCACCGGTGTTTATGGGAAGGAGGAAACATGCAGGACACATACACGAAAGCAGAGCTTGTAGAAAAATTCCAAGAGCTAGAAAAGCAGGAAATCGCACGCGCGAAGCGTGATATGGAGCGGGAAGAAAGCGCCGCTGCCGAGTGGCACCTAAACCGCGCATCCATGCTGAAGGAGCTGATCGCCCTTACCGAGAAGGGAGCGCTCTGATGATCTACTACTGTGCCCGCTGCGGGAAGCCCATCCCGCGAGGGAAAGAAATGATGGAAAAGATGAATGGCCGCCTTGTGCCGACACACATGGACTGCCGCGAAAGATACAGCAAGAAGACATTGGATCAGATGATTCACGAAGCCCTGGACAAAGGACCGGGAAACGAACTTCGTAGAAAGATGAGGGGTAGAAATGACTAAGAAAGAAATCGAAGAATACATCGACAGAAAGATCATGGAAATCAAAAAGGAAACCGAATGTGACGACTGCATCCTGATCATTGGAAAAGATGGTAACGGAGAAATGCGCATCGGCATCAACAACGAAGAAACTCTGGCGGCGTGTGCCTATCAAACGATCAAAACCTATGGAGAACTGGGAGAGAACCCATACACCAGACGGACCCTCCTTCTGAGAGCACTGACGTAGCATCTTATCGACGAAATCAAAGAGGAATTCGATGAGAAGGGGCTCTCGCAAGAGATCGATGACCTGATCCCAAAGGAGACGGAAGACGATCCGCCTGCTGAAGAGGGCATGGTAAAAAGAATCTCCAAAAGAGGGAAGCCGGAGGCAGAAGATGATCCGTCTGTCGAAAAATAAGAGGTACAAGCTCTTTGAGATCGTCCGCCTCCGTGATAGAGACCTCTGGGATGTCTACGAAAGAATGCTGGGCGTCCCGTGTCCGATAGGGAGAACCCACGTCCATCATGTTATTCCGGTAGCTTCCGGCGGAGAAGACATCGCAGAGAACCTCATCACCTTAGACCCGAAGATCCACTTCTATGTATTTCACAACGGATTCGGGAGTGTGGATAAAGAATGGCAGAAAATCGCCAAGAAGTATCTAGCGAGCAAGGAGGTCAAGGCGTGGCACGAAGAAAGAGAAGCAAGTTTGACAGCCCTATACCAGACTGCAGAAACTACCCGTATCAAGAAGATCCGGAAGAATTGCTTGCCAGAGAAAAGACCAGGCTTCAAATACTAAGAGAAGACAATACCATCTGCCCTGTATGTCATAGGGGTATGAAGCACACCTGCCATTGTCCCAAAGAAAAAGCGGCCGTCTGTGAAGAACATTGTGAAACGTGTGAATACCACGTACCAATGACAGCGGCCAGCAATGGGAAATGTTTGTACACGAAAAAGCCGCCTGCGGGAACAGGCGGCGAAGGGTGAAAGATAAATTCACGTTTTTCTATATGAGAGTATATCACGCCCTTCATAAAAAGTCCAGAAAAGCAAGGTACAAAGGGGATTTTCCGTCCCCTTTGCCCCCTTGTTAAGGCTATTATTTGGAGGACCGATGCCGTATCGAAAACGTATTTTCACCTACCCTGGAGGAAAGGTAGAAGAGAAGTATTATACCTGCCGTCTGGGAGGGAAGAAGACTCGTATCAAGAATTTCAACAAGACCCCGGAAGCCGTGGCCAAGGTCAATGCGAGAAGAGCGGTGAGGCATCTGGAAGAAATTCTTCTCACCAACTTCAAACAGGGAGATCAGTACATCACCTTGACCTATGCCAAAGAACCCAAAGACTATGAGGAGGCCATCCGCCATCTCACAAACTATATCAAGAGACTTCGGAGACGCTACCAGAAAGCCGGGCAGGAACTTCGCTACATCTACACCACGGAATATAAAGCCAAAAGAATTCATCATCACATCCTTGTGAACAAAGTCCTGGAACAGCAGGAGCTTCGAAATGCATGGGGGCACTCCAAGCTAAGCGCTTATGACATCATCGAATACCAGGGAGAAGAAAGGGACGCCAAGAAACTTTCCGCTTACTTCACGAAAGAGTCCAACATCACTGTAAGGGAAGGAAAGCAGAAAGTGAGATACGTTGCTTCCAGAAATCTTAAGAAGCCAGAAGTCCAATATCAGACCATCCAGTCCAAGAAATGGAGAGAAAGACCGACGGCGAAAAAGGGATATGCCCTGATAGACGTCACGAACACCTACACCGAGTGGGGATATCCAATGCAGATCGCAAGGTATGTAGAAATCCCAAAGAAGAAAAAGCGAGGGAGAAAAAATGAGTAAGATCTGTCCCGAGTGCGGGAAATCATTTGTCGGCAGTACAGGCCAGAAGTATTGCTCCTACAGGTGCTGCAAAAGGCACAATCGGAAAGCAAAAGAAATCAAGCACCCTGATCCGCCAAAAGGCGTGTCGATCATTCGCGCCTTCTCCTGTAAAGAGTGTGGGCATGAAGTCCTCGTCTGGGAAAGAGCAGATAAGAGGACCGTCTTCTGCTGCAGCCTCTGTGAGAAGAAATACTGGAAGCATAATACATCAAAGAGCAACAAGCACAGAAAAGGCGAAATCGGCATGTCCGGCGGCATGAGCTTAGGGAGCCTCATCCGAAGAGAAAAGAGGGATCTCTTATGACAGGGGAAGAATATACCGCCTTTTTGCGCGCCAGAAAACCTGAAGTATACATTCAGAATTCATCCGGCGTCCCGGTGAAATGGATCGTGACAAGAGCCTATATCAATGGCGTCAGCGCAAAGCGTCATATAGATGCCGAGAACTACAGCCACGACGACACCGGTTTCTTTCCAGTCGCCATGCTGATGACCAAAGAACAGGCAGCCAAAAGGAAGAAAGAGCTCGCAGAGAAAGCAAAGCCCCTGCAGAAAATTTGCGCTGGGTGCGGCGCGGCATTCACCTCAAAGGATCCTCGCAAAGTGTACTGTTCCGCCAAGTGCCAGAAAGAGTCGAATAGAAAAGAGACTGTCCGGAAATACTGGGAAAGGATGGAAAACGAAGAACGCCCCATCCTTGTCTGCCCTGTCTGCGGGAAGAAATTTCAGCAGAAACATTGTGAACGGATCTGCAGCGATGAGTGCCGGGCTAAGAAAGCTAAAGAGGCCGGTAAGAAAATCAGAGCCGTTGCACAGCAGCACAAGAAAGAGCGTGAAGAGATCCTAGGGGGAGAGATCGAGCTCGCGAAGAAAATAAAAAGAGGGAAGGTCTGCGCCGGGTGCGGCGCCATCTTCCGGGCGAAAGGAGGAGAAAGATATTGCAAAACATGCATGAAAAAGGGAGTCACATGGGGGATCGAATGAGAAAGCACGATGCACGCATGATCATTCAAAGAATCGTAGCCGGAGCATTCCGGGGCACCAGGAGATCTTTCAAGGCCAAGAAACTTGAAACCCAAAGGAAAGACCATCCGCAGCACCATCTCTACTGGTGCAAGAGAGAACCCATCGGTCAAAGACGGAAAATCGAGATCGAATTTTGGACCGGGTGGTATCTCAGCCTGCATAGCGGATGCTTCCGGGAAGAAAACAAGTAACACCCCGGCCGACTTGCCAAGTTGATAGCCTTATGCGATTTTCCGCATAAAACTATCATAGAACACCGCGAAAATAGGAACCATTATGCATAAAGCACAAATTACGAAAGGGCAGGCAGCCGAAATCCAGACCGGATAAGTCGGGAAAGCCATATCCCCCAAAACCAAATCAACCATGAATTAGCTTTATTGAATTGAATTGAATTGGATTGAATTGAAAGGAGAAAGAATTGAACAGCGTAGAAATATCCGGGAACCTCGCAAGAGATCCCGTCGTCAGATCCACCAAGACAGGGAGAGCCGTTGCCACATTTACCGTCGCCTCCAGTTGCCTCTATGTTTCGCAGAATGGGGAGCAAAAGGAACAGACTGCATGGATCAATGTCGTTGCGTGGGGGGCCATCGCTGAAAGAGTGGCCAACTTTTGCAGGAAAGGAACCTTCGTCTACATCCACGGAAGCCTGAACACCAGATCCTACGATGACGACAGCGGACAGAGACACTGGATCATGGAAGTCGTAGCAGACATCGTAGCTGATCCCAAGTGGGGAGAAGGCAAAGCGTCATCCGGCGGAAGCTATTCCGGCGGATATAGCAAGGGATCCGGCGGCGCTTCCAATGGCTATGGAAACAATTCCGGCGGGTTTAACCAGTTCGGCCCTTCCAAACCGGAGCAGCGAGAAGAGAGCATGTTCCCTGCGAAAGGGCCGCAGGAAGACATACCATTTTAGGTAAAGGAGAATGATTGAAGAAAATCCATAAGTGGTAAGTATTCGAGGGGGATCAAAGTGAATAGGCAGGAAAGAAGAAGGCTAGGCGTCAAAAAGAAGGATCCCATGGTTTCCATCAAACAGTCAGACGTCAATGCAATGAAGCAAGAAGCCACCAAGAAAGGCTGCGAGTTTGCCTTTAACTTGATGCTTGCTATTCCGGCTATGGTCATCCATGACAAGTTCGGAAGCCTGATGAAGAAAGATGGCAGAGTGGAAAAGTTCGTAGACCTCTGCATGAAAGAGTATAAGTGCTATGAAGAGGGATACATCACCCTGCAGGAGCTGGCTAAGTGCCTGCAGGATGAAGCAGGAGTCAAAATCAAAGGCTGGGAGGCAGAAGAAATCAAGAGATGACCATCGAAGAGAGAGCGGAAGCCCTGGCAAGGAAAGATTTCAATAAACTGAATATTCCAGAAACGGTGAAAAAGAGATCACTACGCAAAAGACGCCAGGGCAAGACGCTAGTCTTCGAAGCAGGAGAACGTGGGATCCTCGTGAGATACTTCATGCGCTGCCAGGACAGGCACATATCCATGAAGCGCATTGTGACACTCTTCCACGATGAAGAATTTGACAATTCTTCCAAACCACCGTAAGATAGTTATGAAATCTCCAGCAGATTTTCGGCATCCGTAAGGAGCCGGTACCTTTTACCCGCATATATCTCGCGGGCAACGATAAAAGATACCGGCTCCTTTTTTGCGTTTTTAGGGGGTGAGAGTATGGCCAAAGGAAAATGGGAGAAGTGGATAGAGCCGAACCATCTCTTGATTTTAGGCGCGTGGGCACGTGACGGGCTGACCGACGAAGACATAGCGCACAACATTGGCATTTCCCGCTCCACCCTGAAAGAGTGGAAGAAAAAGATCCCGGCCATATCGGCCACCCTAAATACTAATAAGGCTATAGCCGATATCCGGGTAGAGAATGCCCTCTTCAAAAAAGCGATCGGCTGCACCGTCAAGGAGAAAGTCATCTCCAAAATCAAAAACCCGGGCGGCACAGTCACAGAAACCGAGAGAATAGTGGAAAGAGAGCTGCCCCCA